GCAGATTTCTGAGTTAACTGCTAGTATTAATACTCAGCAGGGTCTATATGATCAAGGTGTCATTGACCTAGAGACCGCAAACAATAACATCTCTAATTTAGATTCTGAGATCAAGTACCTTGAGGGTAAGTTGTACATTTACTCTGATGACCCCTACTCTACCGACCCTATACAGGATGCTATAAAAGACGGAACTTATTTACCTATCGAAGATATAAACGATATGGGTGAGTACGTCGGCAGTGACCCGAAGTTTTTAAGCAATGATTTAAGTACGGTCTATAACGTAGAGGGTTTTAACCCAAGTGGTCTGAACTCAGACGGGAAATCTCAAGAGGATTTAGATGCCGTATCGGTTGCTAAGAAGTTAGCAACCCAAAACGATGAGTTATCGGCTGAACTAACTAATGTGAAAACTGGGAATTATTACGGTAGTGCTGGTTTTAACATACTTGGGTACGATATTAGGGGGTATGATAGGGATCACCTAGACACAGCTGGTAACTACGATCCAGAGGCTAGAACTGATGTAGATGAACTGGTGTCTTCCGATAAGTTAGGAGAGATTGCCCCAATAACCAAAGGTCTCCCAGCGATCAACACAGGTGAGAATGAGTCCACAGGCGATGGGTTCTTCTATAACCGAGGAACTGGAGTTCACAATGATCAGTTCTGGGTTGGTGGTTCGCACATTGCAAGTGATGTAAACACCCCAGATTACAACCCATCAGTCTCTGGTTTTAATTTTAACGAGGATGCGCCTGAGATGATTGCCAACACTACCTCTCCACGGTACAACGCTGACCCATACGCCACGCTTGGCACGAACACAGATGCTTTCAAAGTTGATAAAATAAGTAGATACCAGCCTACTAAAACAGCGACTACTCCAACGGCAACGAGTAACTTTTCAGGCACAACATTTAATGCTGGTAATAGTGCTGGTCGTTATAACATTGACGCAACAAAAGCCGCAACTGCTGGAGTAAAAGCTGAACAACGAAACGGACAGTTTGACTTTGACGAAGCTATCTAGACCAGCAACCTTAAAAGACTTATCAGCCATAGTAACCCTAGCACTAACCGAGGCTGAGAAGTTTCCTGTCAGACCAGACAAGAAGAAGATTAAGCAGTTAGTTACGGAGTCAATCTCCACGAAGTCAAACTTCTGTTGGGTCTCTGAGGAAGAGGGTAAGGTGACAGGTGCTTTGGTGGCTATCTCCCATCAAGGTCTTTGGTTTGAGCGAAAACATTTATCAATTTTATTATTAACCACCACGACAAAAGGCGCGGGAATCTCGATGCTGAGAGAGATGCTTGCGTGGGTGAAATCAAGTGGGGCGATTAAGGTAGTCACGACTGACTTCATTGTCCCTCCACGCATGGCAGTTTTATTAACACGACTTGGGCTAAGTCCCACAACCACACATACATTTTTTAAAGGACAGTAATCATGGGATTTTTCGGCAAGTTATGGAAAGGGGTTAAGAACATCTTTTCTGGGATCGGCAACTTTGTAAAGTCTGCCGTCAGCGGCAAGAACTGGTGGAAGACTGCCATCGTTGGGGCAACAGCCTATTTTGGTGGCGCGGCTCTGGGGTATTGGAAGTCTCCAGTAGTCTCCAGCATCAACGGTGCTTGGGCTGGAGACATACAGGACGGTGGTGGCCGTAAGGGTGGTTGGTTTGGTGAGATGTTTGGGGCTAACAGAAATGACACTAGGGCAGAGACTTTTGGTTTGGGTGAGGATGAACCCCCAATGGCAGAAGAGTGGTTGGGAGGGTCTGGGGCCACAGCACCTTCCCCATCAATAGGCAACCCTAGTGGGGGGCTGATGGAGTATAACGCAGACAACTACAGAGACATAAACGGTAATTATGATGATATGCCTCCAGTTCCGAGGGGATCGTCTGCTTTCGCTGGGCAGATAGGTGATCGGGTCAATGACCCTGCATCTGGTGGAGCTAAGACCTTTGCACTAGGTGAAAGAAAACCTCTTCTTGGGGCAGAGAAAACGCCACTGGTCAACCTAGCCACTGGTGCGCCACCGCCCCCAAACCAAAGTTCAGAAGGTCTCTTATCTTCCGCATGGGAAACCACGAAAGGGGCCGCTGGGGCCGTGTCTGATTGGACGGCAAAACACGACAGAGTAGCGGCAGTTGGGCTGTCGGCATTAGGTGGCGCGTTTGAAGATAAGCAACAAGATGCTTACGAGACCGCACAAGGAACTTTACAGGCAAATCAAGACATGAACAAGATTGGGGGAGTTCCTAAAGGAAGTCGCTTTGGCGCAAAGGCCACAGCATCCGCGAGACAAACAAAACCTTCCTCCGAGGCTGAGATGGAGAAGTTGCGGCAGAGTATGACACCACAACAATGGGCTGAGTACGTGAAGCAAATGGAACTGGAAGGACAAAAGACTCCTTCAAGAGTAGTTTAACAAGGAGACTAAGATGCCAGAAGTAAATGGAAAGCAATTCCCGTATGACAAGCAAGGACTTATCGCGGCAGAACAAGAACGTCAGGGATCACCTCAACCTCCTCAACAAGGGGGTGGCGGGTTAGAGCAGTATGTTGAGTTAGCCAAGCAGTTACTCCAGACCCCAGAGGTCTCTCAAAGTCTGTTGAAACTGGGGGGTAACAACTCAGACTCTGTTGAGGGTATGGCGGATATGATTAGCATGACTGTCATTAAGGTTGATGAGAAGACAGGGGATGCTATCCCAGAAGAGATGATCTTACCACTCACAGAACAAGTAGTCATTATTATTGAGGGTATGATTGCTCAAGCATCTGGCAAACCTATCCCTGAGAAAGCGGTCATCAAAGCAAGTCAAATGGCGGTGGCAAAGTTGATGGAACATTACGGTGTTAGTGAAGAGCATATTGCTAATGCACTTCAAGGTGAAGACCCTGAGAAAGTACGTGCTGTCAAAGACGAGACTGAGAAATCCATGGCCTCAAAACCTCAAGGTCAACCACCTCAAGGTCAACCACCTCAAGGTCAACCACCTCAAGGAGTTCGGAGATGAGTTGGCGAGGCGCGGTAAAAGCAGGGACAGATACTGCGGTAGACATCCTCAAAGAGGATGCGAAGGCTACCCGTGCCGCAGAGTTGTACCAAACCAAGCGTCAGAACTCTATGACAGACGCTATGGAAACCTTCAAGCAGAAGGCAAAGTTTACAGCAGATGCCGCAACGGGAGTACTTGACTCTAACTACGGGTACAAAAACCTCAAGGAGTTCGACACTCAGATAAACGCTCAGGCTAAGGCGGCCATAGGTCAGGCGGCTGTGGGGGGATATGGCAAGATAAAAGATAAAGATGTGGCAAAGAATGCGTGGGATAAGTCTGCCCATGCGGCAGAACTGTCTAAGGTCTACAAGGCGGCTTACTCCAACGGTATGAAGAATCTTACCCTACCTACGCTTAGTAATAAGATGCTTGAGGAGGTGAGGACTAATTATGAACGTAAGATGAAGAATAAATGGGTGACGGATATTCTGAAGGAGTACAAAGACCCAACCCTAGAAGGTCTGCGGGGCAACATTCCTATGGAGTGGGTAAGCGGCAAGATTGCCTTACAGCAAAGGATAGACGGTATTATCTCAGGCACTGCAACCCTTGGGCAGAAGCAAGCGCAGATTCGCAATATAAAAGACCGCTGGGAATCTGGTACAAAAACAAGCTGGTAACAACACTAAATATGTATTGGAGTTTATATGGAAAGTAAATTCGGCAATCAACAGGAAGTTGATTTTGATGCCATGTTATCAGACATTGATGCCATGCTTGGGGAAACCTCAGAACCTTCTACAGTAGAGGCGTCTGGTGGTACAGTTGATTTTGATACCATGCTGTCGGACATTGACGCCATGCTTGCTGAACCTACAACAGCCACATCTATTGAGCCAAGGACTGAAGATCGAACATGGGTGGGGGACATGATTGACGATAAGTCCTCTGTCTATAACCAGTTCAACGATGCTATCAGTAACGACTTCACTAAGCAAATTACGATGGGGGCAAACGCTGGGTTTGAGGGGATGTTGCGTACCGCAGATACCTTATTCAGTGATGGTGTGGACGGGGAGTATATAAACAGGCTCAAGCAAAACTCCAGAGACGTAGAAGATAGCCTGTCAGAAGAACAGAAGACTGCAAACCGAAAAGAATTTTTCACAGATAACCCAGACGGCAGTTGGTCTGTAAACTCCGATGCTTTCCTTGACTTTGACAAAGTGACGGGCGTCATGGCGCAGGGGGTTGGGTCATTGATCCCAACAATGATGGGCGGTGGGGCCATCAGGGGTGCAGGTGCGATTCAAGTTGGTGGAAAATCTATCAATAAAGGGATTAACTTCTTAGCGGGTAAGGTGGGGGCAACTAAAACACTGACCTCCAGACCTAAGCTTAGAGAGTTTTTAAAGAAGGCGGGAAGTAAGGGTCTTGGGTTTGGCGCGTCATCTACATCCATGGTTGTTGGTGGGGTGTCAGGTGACATACAAGACCATGTTCGATCCATGCCCATTGAGATTCTTAGTAAAGCACCCATCTACCTAGAGAAGAGAGATGAGTTGCTTGATCAGGGAATTCCATTAGCAAAAGCAGAAATTCAGGCTAGGGAAGAGGTGGCTTTAGAACTAGGTCACTGGGGTATGGCGAAGTCTGCACCTCTGGCTATGTTGCTAGGGACTTATGCTGGACGGTATATAGAGGATGCGTTCACATCTAAGGTGACAGGAGGCTTACTCAAGAAGTCTCTAATAGGTCTGGTTGTAGAGTCAGGTACTGAGGCTGGGGAGGGGGCGCAAGAGCAACTCGTCAAAAACATACAGACACAGAAAGTTGACCCGTCAGTAAAAACTTGGCAGGGGGTTGGTGAGTCTTCCGTGGCAGAAGGACTTGGTGGGTTCGGGGTCGCTGGTGGTATGAGTGTCGCTGGTGGTGCAGTAAGAAAGTTAGGAATGAAGGGTGCTGACCTAAGACAACGGGAAGAGTTGTTATCCCAACAGCTTAACCAAGATGGGTCTACCCGTGTACAAGACCATCTGGATGAGCAACTACGTCAACCGCAAGAGCAAGAACAACAGTCTGAAGAACAAGTCATCTTCACAGAAGAAGACATGGCTGAACTCCAAAGGCTAGAGGCAATAGTCCTTGAAGAAGAGCGGGCAGAGTTGGCCCTTTCCAGACATAGAGAAAGTAAGAGGCGTCAACAAGAAATCCTCAATAGATCAGTATCAAACTTAGGGGGAGAGGTAGTATCCTCCGAGATAGATTCCGCGTACCAACAAGTAGACACACAGAACCAAGAACAGGTAGAAGCGGCATACGCACAACAAGAAAGACAAGGGGCAGGGTCACCCGATAGTCTAGAAGACCTTAATACTGGGGCTACCCTAGCTACGACCCTGTCAGATAGGGCTGTAAACAGATTTAATTCTGGGATACAACAAGCTGAAGAACACGCAATAGCGGAAGACGAGAAGTCTGAAAGACTGTTGTCTGCCATAGCGAAACGTGACGCTATTCTCTCCAAGCACCCTGACTTCCACGGGGAGACCTTAGTATTCCTTGACGAGATTCAAGAGTCTGTACAAGGTGAGGCGGTAGTCAAGAAGATTGCGGAGAGAGAAATCACAGCACTTAATAATGCTGTTGACTCACTAGAGGCTTTACCTAAGATGACCGAGCAACAAGGTCGGTTATACGAGGACGCAGTTGAACTCCTAGACATGGGTGGTATGGGGGTTGACATTGCCAACACATTAACTCAACGCATCCAACGGACGTTGCCAACAACAGAGACAGTTGTTGAAGAGACTGAGCAGGTTACTGAGCAAGTAGCTGAAACCCCACACGTAGGGAAAGTGACCCGTAGATTTGAGGGAGAGTCCTCAGACGGAATCCACCCACCTACCGTTTACACTGGGGCGATTGACGGTATAGACGTTGAGATTTACCAAGACGAGTTGTCTGGCGTCTGGGGATATGAAGACCCTAGCACTGGCAACCTGATTGACCTTTCCGAGAATGAGAAGTACAACTACCCTAAAGAGGCAATCAAGAAACTGACCACCATAGTTGGTGACCCAACTGTTGATGTTGATACCCTGCGGAAAGCAGACGTTAAGATTCCAAGTTCTAAAAGCAAGGGATTTGAGGTTGATGAAGACCCTAATGATCTAGACGATCTCAGTTTTTCCACGGGTGAAGGTCAGGTAAGCGGAGAGACTACGGAGACAATCTCCTCGCTACTTTCCTCAACATATCGTAAGGCTAAGGCATTACTAAAGAATAAAGAGATTGTCGTAGTGCAGTCTGTCGCTGATCTACCACAGGCTATGCAAGAACGTGGCCGTGCTAATGCAAGTTTGGATGTGACTAAGCGGGTTGAGGGTTTATATGACCCACAGACCAAGACCACGTTCATCGTTGCGGATCAAGTCAGTAAGGAAACTATCAACAAGGTTTTCCTCCACGAAATGCTACACAAAGCACTCGCGGAAAACCCAAAACTTAAAGCGAAACTAGAGGGCAACATTGGTGGCCTGAAGAAAGTCTTTGAGCAAGTTGAGTCTGGGGAGTTCTCAGGAGCAAACAAGAAGATATATGAAGCGGCAATGTCTCGCGTGGATAAAGCCAACACTTCTCCCGAACAGCGGTTTGAAGAATTCCTAGCGTACATCGTGACGGAATATAATAACAACCCTAATAGTCTTCCTGAGCATATACAGAAGTTTGTTAAAGACCTGATCGCTCAAGTACGTCAGGCACTTATGGGCATGGGAGTTGAGTTGAAAAACTTATCCCCTGCTGACTTAAACGCCATGGCTATCGCGGCTATCAAGACACAAGGTGTTGAGACACAAGGCGATGGGGTTCTGGGTAGCAACGAGTACCAAGGTAATGACCCGAAAGAGCGGGAAGAGTGGTTGGCATCTGAGGCTAAAGGCTTAGATATGTCTACACCTGCGAGAATGGCACGGGCTATCAAGATGGGGTACGACATTACCAAGCGTTGGTATCACGGTACTCCTGTTGTGTTTAACACCACTGATCCTAACAATCCCATTGGTATACATACGAAACACACTACCGACCTAGCGGGTACTAAGTACACCGCTACTTATACTGAGGCTAGTCACCCCACCAATCCTGCGGGGCTAGAGACCTACGATCAGAATGGGTTAACATTCGCCTCCCCTGACCCAAGGCTTGCTCAAATCTTTGCCAAAGAGGATAGGGAAAACCCAAACATAATTCCTCTGTTCGTTAAGGCAGAGAAAACTTTTGATGGTAGGGATAAAGCCCAGAGAGAGGAACTATTCGCCCAACTGGTACTCGATCTACATGACACTGACTCTATCCAGTTTGCAAACTTTAAACGTGCTGGCAGATCAAATGAGCATCGTGGTTTGGGTGATCTTAGTGACAAGCACAACTGGTGGGGTGATGGTAGCCACAATGAGAAACTACAGGAAATCCTTGACGATACTAACCACGAAAAGTATGCGTACCTTGTAGGTCGTATAGAGGGCTACCTTAAAAAGCAGATCGCAGGTATCCAAAACGGAGACTTTGTTCAGTTAGAGCAAGTATCTACCGTGGAGGCACTGAAGGAATTGGGGTATGACTCTCTGTATGTGTCTGAGGAACCAAACGTCAATATAGACCAACACGAATACACCACAGAGTACAAGAGTTTTGATACTAAAAACGAGGCAGACACATTCCTAGAAGAGCAACTGAAGGTATGGGAAGTCACCAAAGATAACCTAGTAGCTATAGCGGATAGCTACAATTATATGTACCCCCACACATCTACTCAAAGTAGGATGGATGAGGCTCTTAGTGAGGCAGAGGAACTTAAACCAATACGTTTAGATAGCGGTGGGGAGTTTGAAGTCTCTTACCGTAAGAGATTGGAGGCGGAGCGTTCTGACCCACAATCCTCCCGCAACATTGCTGTCTTTGACCCGTCACAACTACGCTCACCTCATGCGGCTTTTGATACCGAGCGAGCGCAGAGTAATGACTTACTAGCAAGTCAAGCACCTATATCCACCTCAGAGGAATACCGCATGGAGCATACCTCTTCAGCTAGGGGGGAGGGCAGATCAGCGGATGACCTGAGTAATGTATACCCTGATGATTTGTATACGCACGGGGTGCAGTATTACGGAACTGGGGATGTAGGGGATCAAAATGCCATAGATATTTTGGCAGACTTGAAGGATAACCCTAATGGTATCGTGACAATCTACAGGGCTGTACCTCCTGACGTAGATGAAATCAACCACGGGGATTGGGTAACTATAACTGAGAGTTATGCCCAAGAACATGGGGAGCGGCACATGGAACGAGAAGGATTCCATGTCATTAGCGAAGAGGTCAGAGCAAAAGACATCTTCACTGATGGGGATTCCTTACATGAGTGGGGATATCACCCCGCAACATTTGCCCCTATGGAGTCTGTGAAAGGTGATACAGAGTCAACGTCAGAGAAGAGTCAAGATGACTTCTTATTCTCTATCGCGCAGACTAACGACCCAGACGCTAATTCCGCAATGGGGAAGATGGGGCCAACCAATACTCCAAAGAGTCCTAAAGACAGGTTAGAGAAGACTGCTAAGAACGTCAGAGGTTTCTTTACACGGCAGAATCTTGCTGATCAATACGACTCATTCAGACGTATAGGTGACAAGAAGACAAGTTGGATGTTGGCGCGGATGAGTAACCTTGGCTCTAACATTGTCGAGGGTGCTATCAAGATCGGGTCTCCTATCTTCCACGAAGACGGCAGTGGTGGGATGACCTACAAAGCAGGGTCTAGAAGTCTGACTGACATACTCGCTCCACTACAGGGAGAGATAGATTACTTCTTAGCTTTCCGTGCTGGACACCGTGCTGAAGATTTTCTTAGGTCGGCAGAGGTTGGGAATGTTCAGGTTAATGACCTGACGTACACTATGAAGTTGGCGAAGAAGCGCAGAACCGCAATACGAAATGCTATCAAGAACCGAGTTAACCTGACACGGGCAGAGCGTAAATCCCTTATCGCAGAGGAAAAAGAAATAAACGCTCACCTCAAAGTTAAAAAAGCGGAACTCAAAGTAGCGAGGGAAAAAGCTAAATCAAAAGAGAAGTTATTCACCCCTGCTGAAGTACAGGCACTCAAGAATCTACCTGACACATTGGAAGGTGACATAGGCGGTCGGTCAAGACGCGAGGTCTATGAAGAAGTAGCTAAAGAATTCGATGCCATGCATGAGGACTTTGTCCAACTTGGCGTTGACACAGGGTTGTTCAGTGAGCAACAGGCTCAAGAGTGGAGAGATGGTGGGGTGTACATCCCATTCCACAGGTTGAACGATGATGACGAGCAGACCAGTATGCACTCACCGTCTGGGTTAACGAAGTTAACTGAGCAAGATGGGACACATACACTTAAAGGGTCTGAGAAAAATCTCGATGATCTGCTGACCAACGTGCTTATGAACTGGGCGCACATTACAGATGCGGCACTGCACAATCAAGCCGCAACATCTGTTACCCGCGATCTACATCAAGACGGTGGTATCGCCAAGGCTGAGATATTCCAAGGCAACAAGACACAATACGAAGAGGCTCAGAAAGACGAGAATAGATACGTGTACTGGGTACGGATGGGGGGTGAAAAGGTCTTAATTGAACTGACTCCAAATCCAGATGACGATACTCAAGACAGTCTAGAAAAGGCTATGTTTGAAGTGGAAATGTTACACCAATCTCTAACAGGAATGGCCCATCTGGGGTACGCTGATCTCCTCACAAGCGTTGGTGGGGCGGCTAAACAATTACTCTCTAAGGGTGTCACCCTCAACCCAGCATTCAAAATACGAAATGTTATTAGGGATACCTTGACTGCGGTGGCTGTGGCTCCCATGAATCTCAACATCTTCAAGAATGCTTGGGCTGGGTACATGATTGCGAGAGATGCTGATAGCGAAACCAGAAAAGAAATGCAGTTTGGTGGAGGGGCTTTCTCCCACGGGTTCACCCGTGGCTCAGATGTGGAGGCTACAAAAGCCCTGATTGCGCGAGGTGTACCACAAGAGAATATTCTGGACTCCCCGCAAAAAGTATTCGATAGGTTTAAGCAAGGTGCTGTTAACTTATATGAATGGTATGAGGAAGTGGGGTACAACTTAGAGAATGCCAACAGAGCCGCACAGTTTAAACAGTCGAAAGATAGGGGTGCTAATGCCTTAGAAAGAAACTTTGAAGCAAGAGATCATTTAGATTTTGGATCGCACGGTGCTAGTAAATTATTACGAGGCTTGACGCAAACGACAGCATTTTTGAACGCTAGGATACAAGGTCTCGACAAGTTAGCCAGAGCCTCTAGAGATAAGACTACAATCGAAGGCCGTCAGGTTCTTGACACTCAGCAGAAACAATTTTTTGCAATGGCCTCCGCGTATGTTGGCGTGTCCCTAGCCATGTGGTTCATGATGAAAGATGACGAGGAGTACCAAAAACTCACGACTCATGAGAGAGCCACTTACCACGTTTTACGAGTTGGAGACTCTATGGTGTACATACCAAGAGCCTTTGAACTGGGGGCGGTCGCGGAGAGTGTTGAGCGGTTAACCGAGCAGGTATTCAAAGCACTAGAAGGTGAGGGGTTTGACGCTAAGTTTGTGGGTGAGCGGTTCTTACACCACCTAACCAGCACATTCAATTTTAATTTACCAACCGCCCTTGTGCCAGTGGTAGAAGTCGGGATTAACAAGAACTTCTTCACGGGTGGGGTGGTGGATAATACATCAGGGTTACGCGAAGACAGGACTAAGAGTACAACATCTAACTTAGCTAAGGCGGCTAGTTGGTTGTTCTCTCCAACGGGGGCTTTAGGACTTCCTCAAATGACGCCAATACAAGCAGACCACTTTATCCGTGGTTACACTGCTTGGTTTGGTACTACTGTAGCTGGGGTGGTGGACGCGGCAGTCAACCCAATGATGGAAGGTGCAGAGCCTGAGCCTTTTGATATACTCGACACTCCTGTTCTTAAAGATTTCATTAAAGAGATTGACGGGAAGTCTAGTAACTTCTTTGTTGAGGAGTTCTACAAGCGTAGAGAACCTGCTAGGGAAATTGAAGGATCGCTACGGACAGTCCCAGAAGGTGACACTGAGCGTACAGAGGAGTTGCGCAAACTCGCAGAAGAGAAGGGGGTTGAGTTGTTCTCTGATGTAGGCAGGTCTATGGGTGAGATCAGAAAGGCTCTGAAAGAAAACAGAGCAGACAGGACTATCTCAGGAGAAGAAAGAGAGCGGGTACGGAAGGAATTGATTAACGAACGGAATCAAATAGCCAGAGAAATCTTTGAGGAAATTAAAGCGGTAGGTGAGGAAGACGAGGGGGAGGAAGAGAGTGAGAGCAGTGACTCATCTCTTCTTAACCTCATAGGTATAGGTGACGCCCACGCTGATGAAACGAAGGCCACGGGGGGTAGTGGTAAGTACATTGACCTGTCTCCAGAACCACTAACCCAAAAAGAACTACATGGTAAGAAAGGTAAAGGTCACGTTTTCTATGGGGCAGACGCTGTGGCTAAGGTTGAAGAGTTTGAAGGTGAGTTGCCACTAGCGGCCAGACGAGTTGTCGAACTTGAGGGTTTCGTAGATGTTCCTTATAAAGACCAGAAGGGTGTGGTGACCGCAGGTGTGGGGCAGACGGGAGACTTCATCCATCAGTCTTTTATGGACTCCTTTGAAGACCACGTTGACAGAGCGGAAGACAAAATTCCAAAGCTTAGAAAACTACCCGAAGCGTTACAAGCTGAACTTATCCAAGCTGAGTATCGGGGTGATCTTGGTCAGAGTCCTACGTTTGTGAAGTTGTTCAACAACGGACAGTATAAACAGGCGGCCAAGGAATTCTTAGCCAACGATGAATATAAAGGGTACGTGGACGAGAGAGATAGTGGTGGTAAGACTAGTGGGATCATCGCTAGGATGGAGGCCGTAAGCAAAGCTGTTAGTGACTACGCTGATAATAGTGGTAGTACCTATATCGTTAAGAAAGGAGATACCTTATTTAAAGTGGCTAAGAAATACAACCTATCAGTCCCTGAGTTGAAGAAGATGAACAACATCAAAGACGTATCTAAAATCAGGGTTGGTAAAAAGTTGAAAGTTTAATATACTGAAGATGAGAGGCAGAAGGTAGTGCGAAAGCACAAGGGACTCCATCCCTGTTGGCCTTCTGCCTTTCACCCTTGACAGCATTTAGACAGCACGACTCCTAAGTTATTGATATATATAAGAGTCATAAGTATCATTGTAAACTTAAATGGTACATATGACTCTTATAAATCAAGGGCTTAGGGTGTGGTAATTCAAACATATACGCTCACTATACGCTAGGTATACTCTCCATTCGACAACATTCGGACAGCCTCCAATCGCTCCATCATCTTACCACCATTATCCCCCGCCTCTGTAGGAATAAACTTGCTGTACGTCTTTGCTGTAAATGCCCAATTACTATGACCCATCTGTTGAGATACCCACATAGGATGCTCTCCCGCACTTAGCATTTGGGAGCAGTAAGTATGTCGCATCTGGTAAGGTCTTCTATAACGAACCCCCGCCTTCTTCAAGATGGTCACCCACCGTCTATACAAATCATTTGAATTCTTCCAACGAGTCGGTGCTGTCTTAGTCGCATCCCACCCAGTTGAGCCTATCGGTTCTTGGAAAACTTCCTCTCCCTTTAAATAGGTTAATGCCTTCTGAGACTTCAAGACTGCGAGAGCAGGGGGCAGTAGTTCAACTGTCCGTGTACCTGCCGATGTCTTCGTGTCCTGTAAGTCTTCAGAGTGGTGGGTCAGAGAATGACAAACGTGGACAGTACCCGTGACCAAGTCAACATCACGCCACGAAAGCGCAAACAACTCCGATGGCCTCAAGCCTGTCCAGAACCCAAATTCAATCAAGGCTTTAATCTGTCCAGTTGCTGTGTTAACTATGGCGTTGATCTCTGCAATGGAGAATGGGTCGATACTTTCCTTGGTAACTTTCTTTTCAAAGAAACTACGGCCTAACTTTCTCCCGTATATCGGGTTGCTAGGAATCACATCGTCATCCACGGCCTCATTCAAAGTCTGCCTCAACACTGTGAGCATGGAGTTTGCTCTGGATCGGGTTGGGTTAAACGAGCGAATGCACTTCTTGATGTCTGACCACGTTAACTCATGTATCTGAATCTTACCCAACGTGGGTGACAACTCATTGTTGACGATACGTGTGTAGTTGTAGACCGTCACGGGCGCGAGGTCTGTCCTCTCCAGAAATCTAGACAGATAGAAATCTAGGACGGAAGTCTTAGTCTCTGCTATGGCGCGTTTGGAATTAGGAAAGAAGTCTGCATACGCAAACGTCCCTCGCTCAATTGCATCTAACACACTCGCTCTTCTGAGTACTGCTTTCTTGAACCCCGCCTTGGTTGGTGGGATTGCGAGTCGTTCACGGCAACGCTGACCGTTAAACGTGAACGATATTTCTACTGACGATTCGGACGCCTTACGACATCCTTTGTACTTTGGCTCACCCATGCCTCATACCCCTCTATATCAATGTGTACCCGCCCATCAGGTGACTTAACAGTGAACTGCCAAGCACCCGTGGACACCTTTTCTCTGATGGCACGTTCTGAATACCCCGTAAGGTCTGCCATCTTCTTGATTAAAACATATCGGGTCACGTTAACCGTGGAGATAAGCTGAAGAAAATGTGTGGGTTGAGGGGTTAATGCCCCGCAGTCCACCTGTATTGTTAAAAAGGAGTGGCGGTTCTTCTGACTCTGCCACACCTGCCATTAGAATGTTAATACAATCCATGTACATATCGCGTTTGTTCCATATCCACCCACCCTTCTCATTCTTTTGGTAGTTTGCGAAAGTTGCCCCGCTGATGGACTTCTCTCGCTCTGGCCCATCGTTGGTGTCAAGGTTGAGGGCATACGTGACAATACCTTCTCCCGTAGCGTTGAACACCATACCGTCCATACAGTCTAGGTGACATCCCGATTCAAACACCACGACTTCTCTGCCCCAATAGATGTTCAAATCTCTGATACATCTGGTTAAATATTTCCTGAGAAACCTACACTCCGCATCTTCTGGCAACTTAGCTATCTTTGCCTCAAGTGTCAGGCCACGAATGCCCCGCACTTTACCTCTCCCTGTTGTGCTACTCATAGGTATAGCATCTCCTTGATATAAGAAACCCTCGCGCCTTGAGCCTTGGCCTCTTTGCGAATCTCAACCTCAGTCATACGCTGACCACCATGCAGTGCATATGTCGGTTTCCAATCGCCAATCTCAGTCGGTATGAGTGAGTAACTAAATCCACTCTGGTGCTTGATCCTCAAACTGGTTACAGGTCTGCGAGTACCTGCTTCATACGATGGGGAGGGCTTGCTCTCATCGTCTTTGTACACGGGAGTCTTCGGCACTCCTTTCGTTCCCGCCTTGCGTCCCGCCTTAGCCATTCACAACCCCCGATACTTTAGGTTTAGGGTTCCGCTGAGAGTAGGTGCTACTGTGATGTTTCTCACGCTTAGTCAAGTACGCGATCATCCGTAACAAATAGAAACTTCCCTTCAACAGAGAGGACAACCCGCCCTTGCCCCTGTAACGCAACACGTACTTGAGAACCTGAGATAAATAGAATGCCTCTTTGCCATCACGGATATCTGCGACAGCAGTCTCAATGATGTCAATCACCTCTAGCCCAGTGTCACCAAATTTATAGTGCGATGGGTTATTTACTTCTCGATCTCTAGCCTCGTCCAACAACCGCCCATTGTGTGCGACATGATCTACCTCAGACATTTACAACTCTCCATAACTAATAATAACTTCCCGAATAAAAAACTTGATACCCCTACAATTGCAATGATGGGGGCAATGAATAATAGGTACACCCCCAACACAACCATGTATAAGTAACTCACGCTAACCCCTCTAGTAATGACTTCTGCACATCTTGTTTATGCACCAATGCACGGACAACCTTCTCGTCAATAGTGTCAGTAGTGACTAGGTGATGTGCAGTCACCGTGCCTGATACCCCTTGTCTGTAGAGTCTCCCAATGGCTTGTTGGAACTGCTCATTACTCCACGTTGGGGAGAAGAAACACATTCGCGTGGCTCCACCTTTCTGAAGGTTGAGTCCGTGGGCCATGGAGCCATAGTGACCGCACAGCACTGGCAACTTAACCTTTGGGTTATTCCACCGATCAACAACACCCTCATCTTTTATATGTTCAACCGTGGGGAATCTCGCCTTGATCCGTTCCCAATCTGATTTAAATTCGTAGAAGACTAGTAAGGGTTTGTCATCCCCCTCAATCAACTCACCCAAGGCATACAGCTTGGCATCGTGGATGATGTGAGAAAACCCATCCTCGTCATACACAAACCCATTCGCACATTGCCGCAACTTTCCTGACAACACAGCGGCATTGACAGCAGTGATAGGAGTTTGATTCAGTTCCAGATAAAAATCTCGCTCCAACTCCGTATAAACTTTCTTAGCGTTGTGGTTCTGAGTAACGCGGATGGTGTTGTGGATCAGGGGCGGGAGGTCTAAGTAATCCTCTGCCGATAATCTCAGCGTGATGTCTGATATAGCTTGGGTGATGCGCGTCACGGAACCGTCCTTCGGCTCCCATGTATATTCCATGTAGTCGGTAGGGTAGAAGTACCTCTTTTTAAAAATCCTAAACGACTTACCTAACCTCTCACCCCCATCGATTAAAAAATATTGGGGCCATAAAGACAGGAGAGTGTCTGCCGATGGTGTGGCTGACATCATGTAAACCCTTTCAACTTTCTTGCGAATCTTCTTCATGATCTTGACCCGCTTAGAGTTGTGAGTCTTCAAGGCACTGGCCTCGTCACAGATCACAGTGTCGAAAGGAAACTCCTTACCCTCATAAAATTTGTACAGCCACTCCAACAAGTTATAACTAACCACAACAATCTGCGGTAACTCACCGTTCAAGATATCTGATCGTTGGGTTGGCGTCCCTGTCAGCACGGTCATGGTCATATGACGTAAGTGATCCCAACCCTGTAACTCCTGTAGCCACACATCCTTCGCTACCCGTGGGGGAGCAACAACCAAGGTGTTCTTTGTTCTTCCAAGCACCATGAGGTCAAGGATTAAGGTCAGGGCAGAGACTGTCTTCCCAAGACCACAGTCCTCTGCGACATAGCACCCGCCCTTATCTGATAACTCAAGCCCTACCGCCACCACGCGGTTTTGGTAGGGGTGCATTTGATTACGAGTGAGCATCAAGACCTTCGATTGAGATGATGGGCCTTCCCTTCAACAAGACCTCAGCGTCATTCTCTAACGTGACTAACCTAGCATTGAGATCATCGAGAGCGTGTCTCGTAGATGTCCGTAGGTGTAGGTACTCTTCTGATGGCATCACGGTGAGTTGTTCAACCGTGGACACCTCAACTGCCAACTCAGCTACAGTGTTACTGACGCGGTTTATCTCTGACAAACCAAAGGCCGAGAGGCCACACGCTATCCCAAGTAAGAGGATTAGACACGCTTCAAACCTCGTCATTGTCTGTCTCCTTACATAATTTTATCAGGTACTCCTCAACCCCCGTGGGTTGTTTTTCTTCCATATAAACATCACCAATCACAGGTTGTGGGGGCAATACCCACTCGATAATCCTGCACCAAATATTACTCATTTTGCATACTCCTTAATTAAGTTATCCACCCCGTCCTTAGAATCAACCACCTTAACCGTCATGCCCAGACACCGCAGTACACGATGCTCATGAGCCTGTAGTTCAGTGGGCTTTTTCCCCAGTGCCTTAACCTCAACTGCGAGGATGACATTGGGGAAAAGTACTAGTCGATCAGGGACGCCACGGTGCGATGGTGAAGACCATTTATATGATCTTCCACCGTGGCGTTTAACCTGATCAGCTAGATACTTCTCGATATCCCTTTCACGCAAAGGGTTACTTCGTTCCCGCTAAAAACTCCTGTTCAAGCTTTGCTTTGTTTGGCGGGATGCCGATCTTCGATTGCTTCACTGCATCTTCATGCGTGTCAAACCAACCTAGTATGTCGAACTGTGGCGCGGCACTCCCTCTTGGATTGTACTTATTCGGCATCATGTACGATGTCATGGAGATCATCGGCATCTGATACTTGCCCGTTGATCTGGCATTAGCGATATATGCCTTTGCCATTGAACCCAGTGCGCGTTTACCACCCACCGTACTGGTAGAGAATTTAAACTTCTCACCGTTACGGGAGTCCTCAGTTGACGGATCGTCAACCAAAGAAAAGGTGACGCCCATGGACTCAGTCCACCCATCAGTGTTGCCATCCACGTAGGGATACTCAGGTGCGAGGGTTGCCAAGTCTGATGGAAGAATAAAGTTCTGTGTACCCTTCTCAACGTCAGAGAAGAGGACAGACAACTCTGCTACTGGGGGTTGCTTAGGCACACTTCCCCAACACAAAAACCCTTTTGCCATTGTGCCTTGGATATCTGCTAAAAAGATTTCATCAGGCATGATGAGTTCTTCTTCATCTTTCTTGCCGAAAAGAAAATCTCCCCCTGAGAATTTCAAGAAATGGGTACGGTCTTCTGGTGATGATGGTGCGTCAAGTGCGTCAAATACTGACGCGCCTTGTGCGGCTATAGTTGCTAATTCGCTCATTTTATTTCCTTGATTTTTAATTGATCTGATGGTTTTCCAATCGAGTAACAGTCTGATAGGTCGATGCCCTTATCACTCACCAAGTCTTTGTCAAGAGATCGTCTGCCCGCAACTTCATGGTATGTGATTAGGTAATCGTCTGATGCCCCAGACTTGATACCTTCTGTTCTCATATATGCTTTAATGTCTTCTATGATTTCTCCTTGTTCTCGTTTCTTCGCTTTGATTTCCTTATCAAGAGTTAACTTGCTCTTGATCAGAGGGTTGATAAAATCTGCTTGGTGATTTGAAAGTCCCGTCTTTGTGGGCATGGAGTCTGAGATGTGCTGACCGCAACGCTGTGCGTATGGACACCACTTACAACAGCCTGACAACTTACCTTCGGTTGGCAGGTCTTCAGGTTTCTTTTCAAACGCATCACGCGCACGATTGAGTGCGTGGGTGAATACCGCTTGATCCCTCTCAACTCTGTGGAGAGTCATCTTTGAGTAGTTAGACGCTTCAACATAGATGATCCACGCCTCATCAATCGACTTGCCTAGTTGATGATTCGCTAACCCCATCTGTACCTGTACTTGCATCTTATGTGCAGGCTTAGGCAACTCACTTTGATATCGTGGGTCGATTGATTTGATTTCAAAGATCACCTCGACACGGTTGTTTTCAATGTCGTAGAAAAAGATGAAACCGTCTGGAGTTGCAGATAGGTACTGCCACTGGATCGTGGCCTGACCCTTCCCCGCATCCGTGAGAACACCTTTTCCACCCAGTGCCTCTTTCACTAAGGCAACAGTCCAATCTTCCATGGTGTTTCCACGCTCTAAGAACCCCCAACCCTGAACGAAGTCAGGGTCTTCGGGGGTCTTGTGCTTGTGATAACTCAACTGCTTGATGCAACTGAACACTTCAGATGCCCCCACCGTGGAAGATCGATCATGCACCTTCCCCTCGTCTGTCACAAAGACTGTCTTGCGAGACGAGGCGGCTGTGTTCATCCACCCTAAGAGGTCATCAAACATCGGGTGCGTTCTCTCTCTTTAAGTAAAAGATAGGGTCTTCAGCGAGGTAATCGCTAGTCACCTCAATAGCTATCGTCCTCATGTGTTCGTTTGGCATGGCCTCTAAGGCCGCTGACCATCTGACTAAAGCTGACCCAAAACCTTTACGAGTGTTGGCCGCTTTGATTAGGGCGTCCATGGCCTTAAGGACTGGAGTCCAAGCTGACTCAGGGTGAATTCCAATTGGTAAAATGTCTGCACTCATGATGATATCCCCACAAATATTCCAATAATAAATAAGTAAATGGCAAAGATTGCCACTGATTCAAGTACGTCTCGCATTCTACCTCCCCGCTTGTAATGTTGTGGTTATAATAGCAAATGCTTATGGGTTGCACAAGGAGTGTTTTAAATTTATTACAGACTACTTGCTATTGATCTTGGGCGAATTGGTGTGATATGCTGACCGCACAATAAAAAGGGAGAACATGGGATGCTAACGAAGCTGGATGTACTGAATGCGCTTGAGGCGAAAGGATACAAAGGAGTAAAGCTGTATAGAATGGGAGATGGAGACAAAGCGATTTGGGTATTCCAGTACCCGAAGATTCACGTAATGTACGCGAGGGTGCTTACTCCTTATATAAGTGATCTGACTTTAGAAGTCTGGTTAAACGAGTTTGATATGATGTTGGAAGAAACTTCAATGATGAAGATCGGTGCGCTTTGAAGGGGTGTACATTATGCCTCGCCAAGTTTAGTGAAGACGAGGGTTTACTGGAAGGTTATATTGGTATGTTACCCGTGTGCTTTTGTCCAACGTGCCTGTCTGGCTTGTTGGACATGGCGGATCAGATGAGAGAGGGTGAAGAATAACATGGCGAATGTTGGGGGTTTTTCCCCTAACATTTACAAGGTATGTTTAAACGTACGTTTAAACGTACGTTTACTTCCCCTTAACGAACTGCCGCTGATAGAACATGACTGTTCCAAGAATGTCTTGATCAGTCTTCTGGACTAAAGGGAACTGGATGTTTGAAGGTTGGAAATACTGAACTCCCCCTTCAGTGACGAGGCGTCTGACCGTGGCTGTTGGGGCATCGGCCTCACGATACACAACAATGTCTCCATTCTCTGGTCGATGTCGTGGAGATACAGTGATGTACCCACCAACGGGAAGTTCGGGAGACATCACCTCACTTAGAATCTCCAAAGCAAAACAGGTCTTAGCGCAATCCCATGCCGCAGGTATCAAGGTGAGTGGCCTGTCCATTCCAAGCGGGGCGTCTTCCCACGAAACCACAGGTATATAATGTTGTGATGCGACAGGGGGAGCATCTCTGATTGCAGGGTGGTCTTCGGGTAGCGTGGATAACCAACCTTCTGGCAAATTTAACCGCGCCTCAAACTTACTGGCTGATCTCTCGCCCATGTTTCTCAGTCCATTGACCAACTGGTAGACGTACCCTGTCGATACCCCCATGGCCTTGGCTATCTGTCCTTGACTACCGTACTTGTTAACAACTTCTATGAAGTTCAACTTACGAATTTCTGCTACATCTACTGACATTGCTCGTCCCACCAACCAAGAAAAAAATCTGGATTATATATGAAGTTACGGGGTGTGTCATATAACACAAGTACAGTCGGGCATATGCCACACCCTGCTATCTATAGCTTATGCTAAGTTATACCCCCCTCAACAACAGCAGTCAACCCTGATTGTGAGATAAATGTGACAAATAACTTGTGAGAGTCATAAGCATTTGCTATGATTAGAGCATGGAATATAAAAAATACTATGCGACCCTCGGCAGGGAGCAGAAGAAACAACTAGCCGACAAGTTACACACATCCCCTGAATACCTAGCCCAATTGAATAGTGGTATGAGGTACGCAGGTTTGAAAATTGTGCGGGCCATCGAACCCGCCACAGACGGGGTCGTGGAAATGCATGAACTACCTCTCAAGCCACTACCTTCTTCAATGGTCGTGTCGTTCTAACTCAAGTGCTGATTGAGTCCCTATAAGCCTCCCTTGCGGAGGCTCTTTTTTTGACGGCATGACTAACGGAGGCGTCATCTATGTCTGAGAATAACGTAGCAGTATTGAACAATCTAGCAAGCCTTGCCCACCAACTCGATGATGCTCCTGAGAAAGAGGGTGACTCATTCTTAGTTCATTGTGTTGCCCATGAAGACACGCACCGCAGTCTTCTGCTCAGTGAGGGGGCAACGGGCAAGACGATTGTGTATTGCAGGGCAGGGTGTACTCAAACTAAGGTAATCGCAGAACTTAGAGACCGTGGATTGTGGAGAGCGTCACCTCGTCCCGTGGTGGTGTCGGTTCTATACCATTATATAGACGAGTATGGACGAGAGTTCATGACTAAACGCAAGACTCCCAAGACTACGGTGAACGGTAAGAATAACTACGCCATTGGCGTAGTGGATGATGGTAAGTTTAAACCCAGTGGTAAGCCAGAAGGTACACCCCCTCTCTATGGGTTGGTCAGTCTTCTTGAGGGGGGAAGGGAGTCTGAATTTGTTTGTGTCGTGGAAGGTGAGAAGGATGTTGACACGATTGTTGACCGTGGTGGCGTTGCAGTTTGCAACTATGACGGGGCGGGCAAATGGAGCGATGAGTATACTAATGTCCTGAGAGGCCATCGGGTTCTGATCATCCCTGACAACGACAGAGCAGGTCGAGACCACGCTAACATGGTTGGTAAGAAGTTAGATGAGGCGGGTATTGATGTCAAAGTCTGGTATATCGAGGATATCGAAGAGAAGGGTGATGTAACAGATTGGTTTGAGAATCATAGTGGTACTTGGGAAAAGCTGAGAGAGGCTTATAGACTCTGTAGTTCTTTTGATGCATCGGACGATGGGTCACCGTGGACAGATCGGATGTTGGTCACGGAGCGAGGTGGGTTTGAGCGTGTGTTGTATAACGTAAAGCTGATGCTTGAGAATTCTCCTAAGACCAAGGGTGTCCTGAAGTATAACGAATTCCAACAGCGGTCTGAGGTAGCGAACTCTGTGCCATGGAGACGGGCAGATCATGACTTAGCGATCACAGACTACGATACGTTAGAGATGACGTCCTATATGAATGAAGGTGGCCTGATGGTCAGCAAGGCCATGGTGGATCAGGGTGCTGAAGTCATTTCTAAAAAAAGAGATAACCGCTATGACCCCTTAAAAGACTATTTATCGGTCTTAAATTGGGACGGTGTGGGTCGTGTCGATAGGTGGCTCAAGGAAATTGGGGCAACGTCTGACGAGGAATATTGCAAGCGTGTCGGTGCGGCATGGTTAATTGCAGGCGTGGCCCGTGGATTAAACAGTGATGGTGTGAAGGCCGATCAGATGTTAATTCTTGAGGGCGATCAAGGCATCAGGAAATCAACGTGTGCCAAGGCTCTGTGTCCCGTAGATGAGTGGTTTACGGACAGCGTTAACACCTTTGAAGACAACGATACGATACTGAAGATGCAGGGCAAATGGATCATCGAGATTCCAGAACTTGCGGCATTTAGTAAGACTCAAATCAACCAACAGAAAGCATTCCTCAGTCGTACACACGACACAATGCGTCTGGCCTACGCTCGGTTTGATTCGACATTCCCTAGACGCTGTATTTTTATCGGCTCTCATAACCCTGAAGGTGATGGGGGCTATCTGAATGACTCGTCAGGAAGTCGTAGAGTTCTGCCAGTGAGCATGGGCGGTGACATCAACATCGAGTGGTTGGAAAAGAACAGGGATCAGCTATGGGCAGAGGCTTGTGTTCGCTACAAATCAGGAGAGAAATGGTGGTTCGATGCAGACGATGCAATCAATCAGCAGGTTCTGGACGAGCAGACTGCGAGGTATAAAGAGCATGAGATCATGGAAGAAGTGAGGCACTTCTTGACACACAGACCTGTGAACATTGGTGGTGTTATAGAGTGGACGGAACGTGATGAACCTGACTTAGTATTCTTCCCTAAAGTCTTTTGGGAATCTATGTACGGGGAAGATTATGCGACTAAATGTCCGAAGCATACTAAGGATGGTATGGCTAGGGGGATGCGTATTCGTAAGTGGAAGAAGGGCAAATACTACTGCAAAATCACCAAGACTACGAAGGGTGGGTGGCGTGAGACTGATGATTCTGAGGGGTTTGAAAATGTAAAAGGTGAGGTTTCCAATAAACCCACAGCAAATGCTAGTGAAAAAGATGGCAAAAACCCTCACTCTGCTTTTTCGGAAAATAGGGGTGAGGTCGATTTACCCACAGCAAATGCTAGGGGTGATGGTGGTCGTGGTAGTACACCTCCCCCTAAAGTCGAGGTGAGGTCGGAGAAAGGTGAGGAAAATGGGGAGGTCGTGGAGTCAGTAATGGCGGGGTCTGTAGAGGTATCTCCCCTTTCTCACCCTACTACTACAAAGAGTATATTTGACAGGTAAAGATGACCAATAATAAAAAGCGTAGTATGGAGAAGAGTGTTGCCACTTTTGGAGTGAGAAAGGTGAGGTCTTGGATCGGGTCAAAAAATGTACCTCCCCTTTCTCACCTTGTTTCTGGCGAAACTTTACTTCGGGATTTGGGTGAGTGGATGAGGGGTTTTGAGGGGGTCTTTGGACTCGACCTTGAGACCACGGATTTGAGTGGTCGATGGGCATCAGGTGGTCGGGTTCGACTGCTTCAGATTTACCGTGGGGATATCGATCAGGGTATTGTTATTGATGTTGGTGAGTGCGGTCTTGAACCTTTTAAAGAGGTCATGGAAGGTCATGTGTATGTTGCTCACAATGCAGTGTTTGAGCAGACATGGTTCGTAGATGCTGATATACACATAGAAGTTCACGACACAATGCTTGCGTACTCGGCTATGGTGGGTGGTGTCATGAGTTTGAATGATATGAGTAAGCGACTACTCGGTGTCGAACTTGATAAGTCATTTCAGAAAGGTGGGTGGAGCCGCGAGGAATTATCTGATGGGCAAATTGGTTATGCCTTTACCGATGCATGGGTGGTGTCAGAGATATGGGATTTAGTTTCCACGGAGATGGATCAGAAAGATTGTCGGTCAGGATATGAGGTTTTACTCGGTGCTGTACCCATGGTGGTTGAAATGCAACTCCACGGATTTACTTTCGATGTTGACTCCCACGCCCAGTTCATAGCGAAGTTTCAGAAAGGGTATGAGACTGCTGAATCCTACCTCAGATGGAAGGTCGGTGACGATGTTGAGAATTGGGGATCGGTGCGTCAGATTGACGTATGGTTTGAGCAGAAATTAGCTGATCTTCCACGGGAAGAAAGACGGAAAGTTTATCGTTGGCCCAAGACCCCCAAAGGTATGCGTTCCTATGGCTCAGTGGCCCTCAGTGAGGCGATAAGCAAGGGACTAGTGCCACAGTCTTTGGTCAAGATTTTCAGGGCTTATACGGTACGACAGAAGAGGGCAAAAATCATCAGTTCTTTTGGTGAATCTCTGCTTGGAAGAGTATATGACGGCAGGATCAAAGGGAACTTCTCAATCTCACGTGCCAAGACAGGACGTATGTCTAGCGACAAGCCCAACTTCCAGAACTTTCCTAATGGGAAATTTCGTGATCTGTTTGTTGCATCGAAAGGCCATCAGCTTGTCATCTGTGACTACTCTCAGATAGAGGTGAGATGCCTTGGTGAGATGGCAGATGAGGATGTGTTCCGTGAAATCTTTAAGTCTGGTGGTGATTTCCATTACAACACAGCATCGGCAATGTTTAATAAGAGGGTCGAAAATGTAACGAAAGAGGAAAGGCGTAGTGCAAAGGCGTTATCTTTTGGCATTCAATATGGAATGGGTTCTGCGTCCATAGCTAGAGCATTGGGTGTTGGTATAACAGAGGCTGAAGAGTACTTACAAGCTTGGCTAGATAAGTACCCAAAGGTAAGAGTATGGCGAGAGAAGGCCATGACTCTGAACCAGACGGGTCAACCAATCAGGACAGCAGGGGGAAGGTTGATATCTGGTACGTCTAAGTTTGTCCCTGCTCAGTTAGTGAATTTCCCAGTTCAGGGATCGGCAGGGGATGTGCTTTACAACGCTATGAGACGAGTGATGGTGGACAAAGACGCAGATGTGAAAGCGTTATCTGTTGTCCACGATGAGATAATTTTAGAGTGTCCCACCGATCAGGTCGAGGACACAAAGAAGATGTTAGAAAGTGCGATGGCACAGGGGTATCTTGATGTATTCCCTGACGCTGACATAACGGGCATCGTTGATGCAGAATCTGGTGATAATTGGGGAGCGAAGTAATGAATAATATGGTTGAGAGAGTGGTCGATTGGAACCTTATAGCAGGTAATTACAGAGGTGATCTTGAACATCCACCGTGGACATCAGTCTGGCGTCAGTACGGGTTACTCCGTGAAGAGTTCAACGAGACAGGTGTCGCATTAGACGAGCGTGATATATCAGAGGTTGTAGATGGGGCCGTTGATTGCATGGTCGTGTGTATCGGACTCATGAATAGACTAGGTTTGAGCAAAGACCAAGTGAACTCCGCCATTGACGAGGTGCTGAGTTCAAATGAAAGTAAATTCACAACAGACAAACGGGTTGCTCTTGAATCTGCTGATCGCTATATCAGGGCAGGGGTGGCAGTCGAGGTTAGTAAGTCCTCGCCTTATATTCTAAAAGTTTCGGGTGGTTCTAATCCTGAGTATCCCATAGGTAAAATTCTGAAGGTGGATTCTTACGTCAAACCTGACCTTGAGTCTGCCCTTAGTGAGGAAAGCTATTGAGGATCAAGACAGGTGATTACGAGATTAAATTTTACGACAGGTACGGGGCCAAAGTGAAAACCACACGTAAAGCATCAGCGTCCAGTTACACATCAGCGATTTTGAAAGGTAGAAAATTCATTGGTATCCACGGCCTTAACTCTTTTAGAGTAGATCGCCTGATCTATAACTCGTTAGATAAGAGAGGGTTCTTTTGAAAGAGTGGCTGAACAAGTGGATAGGTTGGGGTCGTGATGACCATCGATGTCAGGGGTTTATCGTCTCCCCACGGGAAGGTATTAAAACTTGCACAACTTGTGGCAAGATGACGCCCCTATCTCAAGTGTAATTATCGTAGAGTGCAAGGTACTCAAGATATTGAAGATACTCGTTTAACTTGTCTTGGTGCAGTCGTTTGAATCCTAAACACCACTCACACTGATATTTGTGGGTAGTGTCACGGGCTAGGCCCGTGCCTTTGCAGGGTGGGCAGGGCGTCATCAATGGACTGTCCTGTACGGATTTGAGTTTATAAACTCAAAGTTTACATTCAACTCCTCATCACTAAAGTCATACGCTATCTTCTCGACAAGAGTCTCGACAATCTCTGACCATTGGCCTACATCAGCTTCAGCGGTCAGTAGGCTAAACAATCCACAACCTACCAACACCTCACTCAACTTAGACACAGTGACATCATCGTCACCATGCCGTTGCGATAGTAACCTCAACGCTCTGAGAAATGTGTTGACCGCATCTTCCCTGAGTTGAGTGTCCTTATCTCTAAGGGTATTCAACTCTTCCTGAGTTAATTTTTTATCCATGGCTAAGTTTACCACCGAACACCCCAGAATAAATGTTGAGAGTGTAGCGAGGTTCCCGATGGTTCACTATCCTAAACTCTCGTATGTCTGCATCCACAACCCCCCTCAGAAACTTAGTTGCTTTCCGATGACTGTTGAACTCAGCCAACCCCATCCATCTGTTGCCCACTTTTTCTTCCACGATCAACCATCGCTTAAACGAATGTAGTCTGCTCATCTCACTCTCCCTCTGCCAACTCAAAGTTAATCTCAACACGACCCACGCCCGTGTAGTCCCGATTCGATGATCCATCTAGGGGGTAGCTAATGTCGTAAGTGCCTCCCTGATCACAAGCCAGAACTACAGGTACTTCAGGGTCGAACTGTTGTAGTTCTTTGATTAAGTCTTTCACTTTAAAATAGGGGTACGGTGATAAACCTACTAAGCGTCTCACCTCTGCCAATTTGTCATCAGGGTAACCCTTAACTTTGGCTAGTAATTTCTCCATACCCTCAACCCCACTACCACAAGCACCACCACTAAGGGTTGCTTCAAAATCCCATCGGGCCATTTCCATAACCTCGTTTAGAGGGACTTGCTTGACGTACTCGTCAGCAAAGTCCTTAAAGCATTTATGTGTTCTTTCTTTTTCAGTCATGACTTAACCCCTCTCGGTGTAGGTCTTACCTCATTGATATAGTTGCGTAACGCACGTTGTGCGTCCTTAACCCCATACTCAGAGGGGATAGTCTCTCTGAGAATTTCTTGCACGATAAATATTTTCATATCTTCATGGTTCTCAGGCCCACCACCCATCACAGGGTAGACAGTACACTCAAGCCAACCGTATATAAAATCCTTCAAAGTTTCGATGGTATTCTTTTCCCAATTGCAGTCTGACCACATGTCAGACGCCTCGTCTTCAACGTGTTCAAGGGTTTCCCAGAACGTGTGAGGTTCAGTCCATACCAGTGGAATTTCAGCATCGCTACCCTCCACGATAGATGAGATGCCCACGCCTGTAATTTCAATCTTGCGGCTCGGTGTGAACGACAGGGGGTTGTAGATGCTATCCCTTCGGGGTAGGTCTTCACCACTAGTCACCCAACTACCCATGTCGTTCAGTTGGAACTGCACGGAGATGTTCACCCCAACACCGGCCTTGTACACTGCACGATAGAATTCATAGGGGGATTCGTAATCTTTCATGAGTTCCTTGAAACTACTCACGGGTTTCTCTTCCATTACTCTATTTGTTCTGCTCATATTACTCTCCATTTTTGATTGACTCATTGCTATGCCAACTGTCACAGTTGATATAGAAATGAGTGACCCAACACAGGGCCACCAATTCTCAGTATTTAAAATCAACTTCAATAACTTCGGGGTATTCCTTTTGTATGCAGTCTGCTAGTCTATGCAATGCAGGGTCAGACACATCACCATGAATCTCGGTGACTGTTGCGAAGCCATTTACGATTTTGCAATTGATAGTCCACGTTAGTGACACCCCCACCAAACCTATGTCAGTAAGTCTCCAGTTCTTAATGGTCTTACTCTTTGGCATATCGAAAACAATCTTTGCTGTTGTACTCATAACTCACCCCTGATGATTAAAATTTCTCTTATTAATTTATCTAGCTTTTCATTCTGGTCTTTCACAAATTCATGTGCGACCTCGACATAAGGACTGTCTAAAAACTTCAAAGCTACCGCTAGTGATTGCCCTTTATCAATCTCCTTCTCAACTTGTCTGCGTTGCTCGACAAGGGCAGTAACCCTTTCCGTTTTGTATTCAATGACATCCATCTCACTCTCCATTTTTGTTATAATATATTTGCCTTGTGGATCAGGTAAAACTTGCGGCTAGGAATTTCTTTTGCGATAGGTTCCTAGCCGCAAACTTTTTATGCGGCCTCAAGTTTGTACAATTCTTCATCTAAGATTCTTGTTTGAATCGCTGTACGTTTAGCAATCAACTGCGGATTACATTCTCGTGCCGTGCGTGAAGGCTTTATCGCTTCGGTGCAACTCTGTTGCAATCGCCACAATGACCATCCGTTTGAAGCGTGTTCTTTGTACTTTGGTGCATCCCATTGCTGAATCGCACCCCCAAGTTGTGAGGGTGATAATCCACCTGCTCTGAAGATGTTCCCCAAGACGCTTGTGCCACGGTCTTGACTCAACTCGACATCCTTGTACGCTTTGATGAACTCCACCTGACGTTCCAGAATCTCAGGTACTCGCTCAAAGATTCCATCAATAATTGATCCCATTCTTGAATTCAGATGGGTCGTTTGCTTGGTCGAGATGGCATCGCCCAAGTCACCCGAAAAACAGAGATTTGAGCAAACCGTCACTCGGTTACCAATGACCAATGACCTCGGTAAAGTTTGATTAGTGCTTGCCCTTAATCCGATGATCGGTGACCACGATTTATCACCATTAGGGTTCGCTAATTTCAACGCACCAAAGAACTGACGGTGCTTTTGAGTTGTCACGAATTCACTTTGAGTTACTGTGATTCCGTGCTTGTCAATTCCTTCCATCACCTGTTCAGCAAAGGTGCTGAACTCAACAGGGTTGTGAACAGTTCCCATCGCAGATACGGATGGGATATTTTTCAAGCCTTCCAATGTGTGATGGACGTTAGCGGCAGATGGATATAAGAGTGCTGTTGTCATTTTATTTCTCCAGTTGTGTTGTTTAAAATTTTTAGCATTTGCTAAAAGTTAAGTTAATCTTATTCCTATGCGTTAGCTATGTCAACAGCTAATGCTATTTATTTTTCAGTATTTTTAATTTTAGGATCATTACTATGGTAGTAACACACCAACGTACCGTTCCATAGTTCATTGTGAGGGGTGACTTTTCCGCATTGATTACAATGACCTTCGTGAGTCGCTCGGATTTTACTGGCCGCCCAGTAATGGCATTTGAGACACCTTTTTACACCAAAGAGAGATTTCCATGGGGTAATCCCCTCGACTCCAAGACTCTCTTTTGAGATTGGATCATTACACTCAGTACAATGTGCTATATCGTGCTTGTCTCTAAGTTCTAGTGAGTGTTTGCACAATTGATCAAACTCGTTTTTCAGATCGGTTATATCTTCGACGCTGTACAAGTGGATGTTACCCACCCCCTCAAAATTACATTGTTTCATTTCACTCTCCATTTTAGTTGCCCTCATTGTTAAGATAACTATCACTAATTACCTTAAAAATGAGAGGGGTTTTCACCCCTCGGTTTTTTAAATGAATGGGAAACCACCCATTCCCAACGGACTTTGTGACAGTTCCTTTGCCCACTTGACTGATGCATCGTTACGAGCATCGGTATAGTCCTTCATTCCATGTACCTCAATGGTTTTCAACAATGCCCCCATGAAACATTGCTGTAATGTTGGATGCTGAAAGGTCAATGATTTACCCATCATTTCACCCACCTCAGTGCTGTCACCCATGTTAATTTCTTTTATCAACGCATCCATCGCATTTTTAATGCGTTGTTCTTTGTCAGTTTTTGCTATGTGACGGTTTAATGCTATCGCTAATTCATCAGTCATCTGATACCCCCTTCAACTATGTATAAGTGTGTGCTGTGACAGATAGGGCAGAACACGCCCCGTTCCCCATCCCTGTGTTTGATTCGGGGATTTTCTGCATGATCTTTGCCCCGATATTTACACCTCAAACATTCAGATATTTCCCCACCCTTGATAATTTCCCACATTTTTTTAGTCTCCATTTTACTCTCCATTTTTGTTAAAAGTTCCTAGCAATTGCTAAGGCTTAACTAATGCTAAACCTTAGCAAATGATATGTCAATGGCTATTGCTATCAATCATAACTTTTGTTGGTCTTTGCACTATGGTCTGTTCTGTTCCATCACGTAGGCCATGCTCTTTGACCTTTGCCCAGAAATTAATCGTGTCACCTTTTTCTGCTGACGCCATGGCACCTGATCCTTTCCAGATAATAACGTCATCGCCTTGTTTCATAATTTTGACGTAGGTTGTGCCATAATCCGTCTCATAATATGCGGTTCCAAAAACAACACACGTGAATTGCTCTCGCCCACCCACAACACCAGTATGTCGTGATAGGGCATTTTGTTCTTTAAATTTGGCCTTGCGTTCAGCCTTTTTAGCAATTATTTTTTCAACTGCTTTTACTTGATTAGCAGTAAGGCCACCGTATTCCAACCATGCTGAATACATTTTATCGACAAAGTTTTGATCTAAAGTAGTTCCATTTTCATTCAAAAAATCCACAATTTCTGGGTGTTCTGAATTGAATTTTTTTGATCTGGTTTTACAAGCATTTTCCATTTTATACCGCTCGATGGCAGGGAAATAATTTGCCGCACCCACGTGTTCATCGTTATAAGCCATAATAATATCTCCACTTAGTTGTTAAAAGTTCCTAGCAATTGCTAAGGCTTAACTAATGCTAAACCTTAGCAAATGATATGTCAATAGCTAATAGCTACGCTTTACACCATACACTTATAATTATTGCGTAAGGGCCATCATTGTCGGTTCTACGCTCCACGTATGCGGCCAACATAGTTTCTTTGTCATCTGATAAGTCTCTGACATCGGCCTTATCTATGTGTTTTTGCTCACTACCCAACCATTTATATTTACCACTACAATATTTGCAGGTGTATGTATTAAAAGGTAATGCTTTAATCATTTTTTTAGCTTGGGATTTTTTGATAAGTTTCATTTTTACCACTCCATTTTTTGTGATTGTTTTATTTTTAAATTAACTTTGATAAATTGACTTAAAAATAAACGGGCCATTTCTGGCCCGATGTTTTTATGCTATTGCGGCTAATTCTAAAGCTTGTTTTTCAGTCCAGAAAAAATCTTGATCTTGGGACTTTTCAAGGTTATTTCTATCGCTTTGTTTACCGCCCTTCATACGTAAGAATTTAAGCTTTATAGTATCGGCTGATCTATCATCGTGCTTGTCGGCGTCCATAAACTTTGAGCGTATTTGATCGCTTACTTTCCATTCCTTTTTACATTCCTTTGTATTAAGGGCAATAACTACGTGGTGGCCGTCTTTGATCGCTTTAATGGTTCTATTTCTAACTGTTTCGTTAGCGTTTGAACCACTGAAAACCCTTGTAACATTACTAAGCCCTAATTTTTTGTCTTTTTCAAAATAGGCTAAACCCTTGGAATATTCGACAAAGGAAATAAAAGAAAACATCTCATAGATACTTTTGAATTGTTTGAATAAATCTTGAGTACCATTCAAACGAATAATTAATAAATCCTTGTACTTTTGGTGCAAAAAACTTAATTCGTCGGCTATTCTTTGAATAAATGCTTCAAAATGAAATATCATTAAAATTGTACGTTTTATTTTGGCGTTATCTGCTACCTCCATGCCCAATTGGCCTGACCACGCTAAACAAGTTAAAAAGCACCCGTTTTGTTCTGCCCATGGGCATAAGGTTTTTTTGCTTACTTTGTTATGCGGTGACAAGAAAAGTACATATTGAATTTTCCCTGTCTCTTTTTTTGTCTTTTCTGTTTTTGCTGATTTACTTAACAAAAAATCCATGGGCTTGTTTAAGTAGCCGTAATTGCTTACGCCTTGTGTTTCACTTTTTAGCCACGTTTTAGCGTAGTCCGTCAATTTATTGCTATTTAATAATGTTTCTAAGGCTAGTGGTTTAAATGTGAAGGGTTTTAATCGCTTAACACCTTGATAATCTTTTTTTAATATCATTATTAAAGTCTCCGTTGTGTTGTTTAAAATCAATTAGCAATTGCTAACTCACCTTTAGATTATCATTTTACTAAGTGATACGTCAATAGCATAAGGCTAAAACATGGCCTTAAAAATCCCTTATATAAGGTATAAACCTTGATTTCTATACAGTATTCAACCCTTGTTGAATAATTTAAAAATCAAGGACTTATGCTAGAATTGATTTTTAACTGGTAGGTTATATAGGCCATTATTCATAAAGTTAAAATAATACTATTAGCTTAATCAATAGCTTAGGGTGAATGATGGCAAAATGGTGGCAAACGGGGCGGGATTAAAAAGGTAAAAAATAAAAAGAGGGGCGGCCGTTTTCAGACCCTAGAGACCCCCTGTGGGGGTCGTGGCCCCCCACCCTCATATACATACAATAATGACGGTGAATTAGTAGTAAAAATAAAATCGGGATTTTTATATTAAGGGGGTGGGACTCGCGACCCCACCCTTTAACACAGTACGAGGGGTGGCTCATGGAAGGGCCGTATGAACCAAGTAGAAATACCGTACCACCCAAGACCTCTTCAGAGGCATCTCCACGATAGCGTCCGTAGATGGACAGTAGTTGTAGCCCACAGACGATTTGGCAAGACATTCTGGGCAATTAATCACCTGCTCCGTGACGCCTTGACGATGCGTAAGAAAAACGTGCGTCTGGCCTACATAGCCCCCACGTACAGACAAGCCAAGGTGATCGCATGGGACATCTTGAAGAATATGTCCCGTGTCATCCCAGACATATCGATCAACGAAACGGAACTCCGCATAGATTACCCAACTGGGGCTAGGATTCGGTTATATGGAGCAGGGGATGACCCCGATGCCCTCCGTGGTCAGTACTTCCACGGGGTCGTGATGGACGAGTATGCTCAGATGCCAGCAAATCTCTTTGGGGAGATTTTGAGACCCGCCTTATCTGATAAGAAAGGCTATGCCATCTGGATCGGGACGCCCATGGGACAGGACGCTTTCCACGATCTGTACCAACAAGCCAAGATCAAAGAAGAGGCAGACCCAAAGTCCCCGTGGATGACCGCTCTCTTCCGCGCCTCTGAGACTAATGTCATCGATTCTGACGAACTCGCAGACGCTAAAGACATCATGACTGATGCCGAGTTTAATCAGGAGTACGAATGCTCTTTCCAAGCGGCCATCGAGGGCAGTTACTACGGGTCTTTCATGGACAGAGCAGAGAACGAGGGCAGGTTAATCTCTGTACCTCATGACCCCATGCTACCTGTCCACACGGCATGGGATTTAGGGATTTCGGATTCCACCTGCATACTAATGTATCAGGTTGCTGGGAACGAAATACGCATCATAGATGTGTATGAAATGGACGGGGAGGGGTTAGCGCACTACATCTCATACCTTTCCACGAAACCTTACACTTGGGGTAGTCACACAGCCCCCCATGACATACAGGTCAGGGAGTTAGGGACAGGGAGATCGCGTCTGGAACAGGCCGCCTCGCTAGGTATTAACTTCCAAATAGCCCCCCAGATTGGCGTCCAAGATGGTATCAACGCAGTGAGAACTATCTTTCCACGTATCTGGATCGACAAGGTGAACTGTAAGTTAGTTGTCGAGGCTCTTCGGAATTACCGCAGGGAGAAGAACAAGAGGACAGGGGAGTTCAAACCAAGACCACTCCACGATTGGAGTTCTCATATTTGTGACGCTGTACGCTACATGGCCGTCAATTTCAACGAGCAGTCCAAGCTTATCCACGCAGGTAGGGAGCGGAAGAAGATGTCCCAATCCCAGTGGATGTCTGGTGACTCTACAGCGGGGGACTAAATGGCACGAAGATCATCAATACCTGTGGTCGTGGAAGACCGTATATACGAGTGGGTTAACTGGGAGAGGTCTATGTTGGAAACCTCTGCAATTGGATACCCCCACGAAACCATGGAGTCCAAGCTATCCCGTGGGGTTGCCACGGAGTCTGGCCCCTCCTCGTCACGAACCCCTGAAGTCTTGGTGCCACGACACCTCCAAGTCATTGATCACGTAATGACAAGGATGCCACCTAAGTTACAGGACGCCCTTATATCCCACTACTCCTTAGACCCACGGGCCAAGGTCAGTAAGCACCACCTGACCAAGGCTCAGTATTGGTTATTAGGGGCATTAGAACACGCAGTCACTGATATTAATACCAGAGTGTAAACTATTAGCTATTGTGTAAGCAATAGCTATAATAGTAGTGTGGCTAGGTTACAAGCGTATCCGAACCGAGCAATCCCACCCACTGCTCTTGCCACACTTTTTAACTACCTGTGCGTGATAATATGTCAGTTACTTCTCCAAAGAGACTAACCCTAGCCGATGTTTTAGTACTCCCCATCCAGTGGGACGTTGACTTATCAGAATTTGTCTGGTCTAGGGATGTAGCCAGACGGTGTAAAAGGGGGGATGTGGTTGGTGGTATTTGCACAAAGACGGGTTATCGAAGAATGAAGTACCAAGGTAAATACTACTATATCCATAGATTAGCCTACGTGTGGCACACAGGGCAGACCTTGACTCAGTGTATTGACCATATAAACGGTGACCGTAGTGATAACAGACGAGAGAATTTACGTCAGGTAACCCACAGGGTCAATAACCAGAATAAGAGAAGGTACACAAACAACACCACGGGCGTCACAGGGGTAAGGATGATGTCCACGGGGAGGTTCAACTCCTTCATCTGGAAGAATGGAAGAAGATTACACATAGGATGCCACGACACTTTAGTGGAGGCGTCCAGAGCAAGGCGCGGGGCAGAGATAGACTTGGGTTACCACGCTAATCATGGAAATGTGATGATTCCTACATAAGAGCAATTGCTTGCAATTAATCATTTTTATTGTTATAATATTACTCATACTGGTGGTTTTTAACTCTCCGTTTACCCACTTGTTGTTACCCCCTACCTGCTCCTTCAGATAGGGGGTTTTTTATACCCAGAGAGAACATATGACTGACGTTGACCTTGAAGCAATCGTTGACCTCGACATAGAGACAGACGAGTTACCCGTAGAAATGACGCGGGCAATGACGCCCCGCAAGCCCAAGCGTAAGAAGACCGCTGGGTCTGGTCGCAAGAAGGGTACTAAGAATAAAGAGAAACAGTTCGGTGAGAGATACATAGCCGATGCCTTAACTACTATGGGGTGTTGTCCTCTCAGGTCTTTAGTCCGTGTGGGCAGAAAGGCCGAGAAACAAGGGCAGTACTCATCCGCGATCAAGGCGTATAGCGACATTTTAGGTTACATCCAAGCAAAACCCCGCGCACCTCTTGTGGCGATTGAATCTAAAGGGAACTTAGTATTCAAGTGGCAAGACGAGGCTGAGACTAAAGAAGAGAATTTTATAATAGACCAGACATCTGGTGACAGGGAATAGTAATGGAAGAAGAGTTGAACCAGATTATAGACGATGAGTTCGATAATCTACCAGACATGGAAGACCTAGAAGACCCTGCGGTGGAGGATATTGACGCTCTATTAGACGGTGACCGAGAGATGTCAGAGAGGTTATCCGCGCTAGGTGTCAGCTTGCAGTTGAAGGCCGATGAGTCAGTTGCCCAACGCGCTGAGATCGAAGGTAACTGGATGGACGATCTCAAGCAGTTCAACGGGGAGTATTCCGATGTTGAGAAGTCCAGACTCAAAGCATCTGGGGGTTCAATGTTGTTCGCCAACATTACCCGTCCTAAAGTCAACGCGGCTGAGGCGAGAATAAGCGACATCTTATTTCCCACGGACGATAGGAACTGGGACATAAGACCAACCCCAGTACCTGAGTTACAAGACTTTCAAGAATCTGAAACCCCAGTGGGCATGACGCCAGAGGGCAATGAGGTTCAAGAACGTGACGTTGCCGCAGGTCTTGTTGAAGAGGCCACCGTCAGAGCAAAGAAGATGAAAGACGAGATGGACGATCAGCTTATCGAGGCTAATTGGTCATCTGTCTGTAGAGAGATTATCCACGATGCCGTGCTGACGGGAACAGGCATCTTGAAGGGAGTGACTGTCTATGACAGGGTCTCCAAGAGATGGAACTCCATCCAAGACGAGAACGGTAACACCGCTAGGGTTTTGGAAATGACCATGGATAAGCGACCAACGTGTGAGCGTGTCGATCCATGGGATTTCTTTCCCGATATGTCGGCTAGGAAGATTGATGAGGCTGAATTTGTCCTTCAACGTCATGTCATGTCGCGCAAAGACTTACGTGGCCTTGCCAAGCAAGAGGGTTACTTAGCGGGTCAGATCAACGACATCTTGATGGGGGAGGGTGAAGAGACGCCAACCGCTACACATCTTGAAGAGATGCGGAGCATGGCGGGCATATCACTATCTAAACCAACTCGTTACGAGGTTTGGGAATACCACGGTGAACTTGACAAGAAAGACCTTGAGGCTTGTGGTTGTGATGTTGACACGGAAGATGAGTTAGACGTTGTCAGTGGCGTAGTGTGGTTTGTTGACGGTAAGGTCATTAGAGCAACCGTGAACATCCTAGACACAGAGGATATGCCTTATTCCGTGTTTACATGGGAGCAATCAGGAACGTCCATCTTTGGTATAGGTGTTCCACGATTAATGAATAACAGTCAGAGGGCAATGAATGCCAGTTGGCGAATGGCAATGGACAACGCGGGACTGTCCACTGCACCACAGATTGTCATCAACGAGGGTTCGGTTGAGCCAGTTGATGGGGATTGGGCAATACGCCCAAGAAAGATTTGGAGGGCAAAGGGGTTGACAGCGAATGTTCAACAAGCCTTTGGCACGTTTGAGATTAACGGGCATCTACAGGAGTTGCTTGCCTTGTTTAATGTTGCGCGTGAACTAGCCGATGAAGAGGCTGGGTTACCTTCAGTAGCACAGGGAGAGGCGGGCGCACAGCCTGTCAACACTGCGACAGGGATGTCCATTCTTATGAATTCCGCAAACACTGTTTTGCGGAGAGCAATCAAAGCTTGGGATGATGGTATAACCTTACCGTTCATCCAACGCTTATATGATTGGAATATGCAGTTCTCTGAGAACGAAGAGGCCAAGGGGGACATGAAGATTCATGCCCGTGGCTCTTCTCATCTAATTGTCAAAGAGATGCAAGCACAGAATGCTATGGCGTTGATCAACATAGCTGGAAGTCCTCTGCTCCAACCTCTGACTGACGTACCTGCACTTTATAGACGGGTAGTTACATCCATGCAGATCGATCCAAACGAAGTGGTCAAGACGGACGCTGAGATTGAGCAAGAAATGCAGATGCAACAGCAGATGATGCAACAACAACAGCAACCTCCTGTTGACCCACTAGGGCAAGCACACCTTGAGTTGAAACAGCAACAGATTCAGCAAGATGGTCAGTTGAAGCAAGCCCAGTTACAACAAGACGGTCAGGTTGCAATGGCTAAGTTACAGCAAGCTGACATGGCGTCACAAAGAGCCTCTGAGGCAAAAGCACTTGGAGAGAATTATCGTGGTGAAGTTGCAGACAAGAAGATTGGGGTTGACATGATGCGGGAAAATAACCGCAGATTAGAGATGGCAATGAAAGAGAAAATGGGTAGTGGCATCTAATGGAGATTGATCCACGGTCACCCACATGGTTTGCAGTCAAGGATTTCTGCATCAAGGAATTAGATACCGCTACTTCTGCTTTAGAGTCGGCATCTATGAGCCACGAAGAGACTCAGTTTACCCGTGGATATATTAAAGCATTTAGGGAACTTTCAAAACTACCGATGGACTCTCAGTCTGGAATCCGTAGTGTTGGAAGTGTTGATTATGGATAAATAGCCGCTTTAATTAGCCGCTACACAAGGAAGTGTTATGGAACTAAAGGAAGGTCAGGTTGACGAGGCAGAATTAGACGCCATTTTTAATGAGGATTCTGAGGATAAAGTTGAGGCTGTCACAGAGGTGACCGCTGAAGCAGAGACTTCGGGGGGTATTGTTGAAGAGGTGGCTACAGAGATTGTTGCTGATAGTGCCGAGAAAGAAAGTGTTGAGGTTGTTGAAGAAACTCCAGACCCATTAAGTGATTTTGATGCGTTAAAGAAGGAATTCGATAGTCTTAATCATAAGTACAAATCGGACGAAGGCAGAGTGTCTGCTCTACAACGTCAAATAAATGAACTTCAGAAAGTTAATAACACGCTGAAGGCGCGTCAGGTTGCTCCTAGACCTGTTGCCAAACCCTCTCGACTAGACTCTGGAAAGATCGTGGATGATCTTTACTCTGGAGATGAAGAGAAGGCAAAAGCCGCAGTTGAGGCTCTAGTGAGTCATAGGCCAGCGGCAGTCGGAAATGGAAATGTAGAACAAACTGTAAATAAGATGGTGCAACCCCTTTTTGCGGCTGAAAAAGCCAGAGCCAAGGCTCAACAAGAACAGGTGTTAGAGTCAACTTATCCAGATTGGAGAGAGCAGGTCAACTCAGAGGAATTCTCTTCTTGGGTTTCTGGTCTTGCCGCACCTATCCGACAATTAGTTAACTCAGATGATGCACAAGATGCAATACAACTTCTCAAGTACTTTAACAGTACTAAGGGTGTATCTACATCTGTCGGGTCTGGGAAATCAGAGGTCGAGAAACTCAAGGAAAAACGAGGAAAGCAATTATCAGGGGGAACTGCGCCTTCATCGAAACACAACGCGAGTGTTTCTGGTGGTATGCCTAGTGATCCAGACGCTCTTTTCGATTACCTTGAACGAAATGACCCTGACTTAAAAACAGCGTATGGACGTTAATTAATTTTTTGAATAAGGACATTTAAAAATGGCTAATACTGAATATGGGGATATCACCCCACGTACTGCGGCATTCGCAGAAAGAGAGTTACTGAAGCGGGCATTGCCTCATTTGGTAATTGAGAAGTTTGGACAGGCGAAACCTATCCCGACTAAATCGTCAAAGACTATTAAGTTTCGTAGATACGATAACTTAGCTTTGGCAACAACAGCATTGACAGAGGGTGTTACACCTAGTTCTAAGCAACTATCTGCAACTGATGTCACTGCGACATTGGCACAGTATGGTGATCTGGTTACGATCACAGACGTTGTACAGGACACCCATGAAGACCCTGTTCTACAGGAGTCAGTTGAGATTTTGGGTGAACAGGCCGCACAAACAATTGAAACTTTACGTTTCAATGTTTTGAAAGCGGGTTCTTCTGTCCGTTACAACAACGGGTCAGCTAGAAGTTCTGTGAACACTGCTATAACGCTTGAGCAACAACGCAAAGTCACCCGTGACTTGAAACGTCAGAACGCTCGACCAATCTCTAAGATTGTACGTTCTACGCCAAGCTATGGAACTCAGGCTGTCGCACCTTCTTTTATCGCACTAGTTCATCCTGACATGGAATCAGATATCCGAACTATGACAGGGTTTACACCTACTGAGAAGTATGGACAGTTAACCCCGTATGACTCTGAGATCGGCAAGGTCGAAGATGTTCGCTACCTAACCTCTACCGTGTTTACTCCATGGACAGACGCAGGTGGTGCTAAAGGTACTATGATTTCAACTACGGGTACATCTGCTGATGTTTATCCTGTGTTGTTCTTAGCGCGTGATGCATACGGCCTGATTCCGCTAAAAGGAAGAAGTTCAATCACCCCATCTGTAGTTAATCCATCACCAAGTGAGTCTGACCCTCTAGGTCAACGTGGTCACATTGGTTGGAAAAGCTACTCTGCCACTGTTATTTTAAACGATGCCTACATGGTGCGTTTAGAGTGCGGTGTAACTGACTAGTAGTCAGTATCAAGTAGGTATTAGAGCCGTCCATAGTGGCGGCTCTTTTATTTGTTTATTCATTTTAAGAAAGGATTCTCATGGAAACTAAAAAACCTCTAGTTAAAGAAAGAGCCGAAAGGTCTAGACGTTCAAAAGTTATTTTTCATAACACACAAGAAGACACAGGGGACGTATTTGCCCAGATTAACGGTGTCGCATACCAGATTCAGCGGGAGAAGGAAGTGAACCTTCCCAGCGAAGTTCTAGCCACGCTAGACAATTGCATCATAACGAAGTTTGAGCGGGGGGCAGATGGTTCTGAGATTGAACGTGACATCAAACGCTTTCCATATACAAAGGTAGCTTAAATGAATTATCTCACCCTATGTGACACACTCATCAAGGAGGCTGGGCTTGCGGAAGAGGGAATACTCTCCGTAACTGGTCAAAAAGGCATTAAGAAAAAGGTAGTGGCATGGGTATCAAACGCATGGGTTGAGATACAAAATAAGCGAGATTGGAACTTCCTCTGGAGTGAGTCTAGTTTCGCAACTATTGTCGATAAACAATCCTATCACCCTGTTGATGACTTAGCACTAGACCCTGTGCTGAGAAGGTGGAGTCCCTACTCCTTAATTCACTCCACCCCGACAGGGGATAATAAGTTTTATTTGAAGTATGTCCTCTGGGAGAATTTTGACAATACATTGTCCAGTTCTGGGACACCCACACAATTCACAATTCGACCTGACAACAGCATTAAATTTAATAGTGTTCCTGACGTAATTGGGAAAGTGAGTTTCGAGTATACCCGAACCCCACAGGTGTTGACTTTAGGTACTGACATTCCAATTTTACCAATTGCACACACGGAAGTAATTTTATATCAAGCCATGTTGTACCTTGCCGCAGAGCAAGATGCTCCAGAATTATACCAAGACGCAAGTAGGCAGTTGGCTACGCGGATGGCAGATTTAGCCGCTGAGTCTATGCCAAATCCTTCAGTTGCTAATGTTCCTCTAGCATGACCGTTCGTACTGAGACTTGGGCGTTAAAGGGAGGTTTGGATTTAGAATCTCCCGCGATGTCCATCCCTGCTGGCAGGGCTATCGTTGCTCAGAATTATGAAGCGGCAATGTCTGGTGGTTACAGGCGCATGGATGGGTACGAACTTTTCGATGGGTCAGCGACACCCTCCGTTGTCTCTGGGTCAGGGGATATTCTGGGTGTTTGGGAGTATGGTGGGGATGTTTACGCTTTCAGAAACAATACACTAGGAACTGCTTGTGTTATGCACAGGTCAACCTCAACTGGGTGGGTTGTTGTACCCACTGGTCTTTTCCCTGTTCCTTCTGGTAAATTTGAATTTGTAAACCACAACTTTGCGGGGTCTTCTTCTACGGAGAAGATGTATGGGGTTGATGGGAAGAATAACTGCTTTGAGTGGAATGGTACAGTATTCGCCAACATTTCCACGGGGATGACTACGGACACCCCCACTCATATAGGTGTTCATAAAAATCATTTATTTCTATCTTTTGAGGGTGGATCAATTCAACATTCTGGTGTTGGCGCACCCGCGTCTTGGACTCTAAATACTGGGGCTGGGGAGATAGGTATTGGTACTGAGATTACCAACATTGACTCTATGCGAGGAAATGCCTTAGTCATAACTGGTTCTGACAGAATTAACATCCTGTACGGCACATCTTCTGCGGATTGGGACTTAAAATCCTTCTCAACAGAGTTGGGAGTTGTTGCAAACACAACAGAGATTATTGACGCTGGGTTAGTGTGGTTCAACGGTAGAAATGTTACCCACATGAGTACAACGCAATCATTTGGTGATTTTAATACCGCCTCTCTTTCCACTCGAGTCACTAAACTATTAAGTGTCCGACTCGATAAAGTTGTCGGGTCATCCGTTAATTATAAGAAAAACCAATACCGATTATTTTTCAATGATAAGACAGTTGCCGTTGCGACAATCGTAAACAATAAGTTGTTGGGTTGGACTTCGTGGTTAATTCCTCATGTTCCGACTGCGGTGTCATCAGGATACATGGGTTGTACTGATGGTTCTGTCATGGCTCTGGACACGGGTACGTCTTTCAATGGTGCGACCATAGACTCATTTCTCCGTTTGGTGTTTAACTCATTTAAAACACCGCACAGACAGAAGCGATTTAGAAAACTACTTCTTGAAATGGAAGTTGGTAGTCAAGCGACTATGCAAATGGTAGCTGATTATGGGTATGGTGTTGAGACCTCCTCGATTTCAGATCCTCTGACGGTTGCTGGTTCTGGGGGGTATTGGGATACCGTAGATTGGGCAGACTTCAACTGGTCTGCCACGATTGTCTCGCAGATGGAGGCTGTGCTTAATGGCTCTGGGAGAAATATGTCTGCTCTTATTTACCATACAAGTTCTAGTGATCCTTCCTTCACCGTTCAAGGAATTTCAGTTAATTATTCCATAAGGGGTTTAATTCGATGAGTAATTTTTATACCAAACCAACAGACCTCGTATCGGGTACTACGGCTAGGGCAAGTGATATAAATGACCGTGTAGATTCTGTTGAGTCTGGGTTTGATAGCGCGGAGTTAGTGACCATACGGTCAATAAAACTCCCTGTTGGAACGACAGCAGATCAGCTTATCACTGAGTCATCGGCTAATAGAGCAAGTAAAACTATTGGGTTCGATACATCTGGTGACTTGGTTCTTTACTCACCGTATAACTGGCAGGGCGATTGGACAACTACCACTGAGTATGCTCTCCACGACACTGTTCGGGATGCCTCCACCAAGAATTTATATTTCTGTATGGTGGTTCACACCTCTGGTACTTTTGCCACAGACTTAGCGGCAAGTAAGTGGTCATTGGCAATCAATGTAGCTGATGTTGAGACTGCAAAAACTGCGGCAGAAACTGCTCAAACAGCGGCAGAACTTGCAGAGACAAACGCAGAAACTGCTCAAACAGCGGCAGAACTTGCAGAGACAAACGCAGAAACTGCTCAAACAGCGGCAGAACTTGCAGAGACAAACGCCTCAACTTCTGCGTCAACAGCCACTACCCAAGCAACCACAGCCACTACCCAAGCAACAAACGCGGCAACTAGCGCAACTGCGGCATCGACTTCAGCAACAAATGCGGCAACTAGCGCAACTGCGGCATCGACTTCAGCAACAAATGCGGCAACTTCTGCGTCAACAGCAACTACCCAAGCAACAAATGCGGCAACTTCTGCGTCAACAGCAACTACCCAAGCAACAAATGCGGCAACTTCAGAGACAAACGCGGCAACTTCAGAGACAAACGCGGCAACTTCAGCAACCACAGCTACTACCCAAGCAACAAACGCGGCAACTTCAGCAACCACAGCTACTACCCAAGCAACAAACGCCTCAACTAGCGCAACAAACGCCTCAACTAGCGCAACAAACGCCTCAACTTCAGAGACAAACGCCTCAACTGCAAAGACAGCGGCAGAAACCGCTCAAACAGCGGCAGAAACCGCAGAGACAAATGCGGCAACTAGCGCAACTGCGGCATCGACTTCAGCAACTAACTCAGCAACTAGCGCAACTGCGTCATTAACTGCTCAAACAGCGGCAGAACTTGCAGAGACAAACGCAGAAACCGCAGAAACAAATGCGGCAACTTCAGCAACCAATGCCAACACAGCTAAATTAGCGGCAGAGGCGGCTCAGACTGCGGCAGAATTAGCGTCAGATACTTTTGAGGATACTTATCTAGGTGCTAAAGCCTCTAATCCAACTGTTGATAATGACGGTGACGCATTAACCACAGGCGATCTGTATTTCAACACCACATCTGATGAGATGAGGGTGTACAACGGTACATCTTGGCAGACTGCCGCAGTATCTACTGCTTCCATGTTAGCACTGACAGGTGGTGCAATGACGGGAGCGATAACAACTTCTTCCACGTTTGATGGTCGTGATGTTTCCGTAGATGGGACGAAGTTAGACGGTATAGAGACAAGCGCAACGGCAGACCAGACAGCAAGTGAAATAAAAACTGCTTATGAATCAAACGCAGATACTAATGAATTTAGCGATACAGAGCAAACTAAGTTAGCAGGCATAGCAACAAACGCAAATAATTATTCACTTCCGTCATCGGTTGTCCATGACACTGAAAAAGGAGCATTACACGCAACAGACGCATTAAGAATTTCAGGTCACAGTGTACAATTACACAAAGGAGATGGTTCTTATGAATCCGTAACTGTACCTGATAATAACACCACTTACTCAAACGCCACTACAAGTTCTAGTGGGTTAATGTCCAATACGGATAAGAGTAAATTAGATGGTGTAGCAACAAACGCAAATAATTATTCACTGCCGTCATCGGTTGTTCACGACACTGAGAAAGGTGCATTACACGCAACAGACGCATTAAGAATTTCTGGGCATACTGTACAGTTATATAAAGGGGATGGTAGTTCAGAATCAGTAACCGTACCTGATAATAACACCACTTACTCAAATGCCACTACAAGTTCTAGTGGGCTAATGTCCAATACGGATAAGAGTAAGTTAGATGGTGTAGCAACAAGTGCAAACAACTACACCCACCCCGCTAATAATCATCTACCTTCAGGTGGTACTGTCGGACAAGTCCTGACGAATGTTTCTTCTGGTAACGGTAGTTGGGCAGACGCATCTGGTGGAGGGGGTATACTTTCTGGTATTGCCGCTGGTGGCATAACTGCGGGTGATCCAGTAGTTGTTAATGGTGCATCTCCGCAAGGCATCCACCCAGCGGGTACAGTTTCTTCAGCAATACCAACGGTATACGCTAGGGATATGATGAGCGTTTTGGATCAGAATATAGACCCCAATTATATGCAATCCCACTACGTCACGTTATGCCCTCAAATAGACGCAGTAACCAACCTACCTAATACCGTATTAATAGCCCACGCGGCTAGTAGTTATGGGATTGGTACTAGGTTTGTCGCGCGGGAGGGTGCAACCACTGGCACAGCGCAGGCGGGTGTTACTTACTCAACTAATGCTATGCTTATTGGGGATATGAAGTTCGTAAATACCAGCAAGTTTCCCAGTGATATTTCCTATTTCTTTTTCGTATATGGTGACTCTGGTAATAGCAACAAGCTGACGTTGAATTGGGGGAAAGTACAGGAGGTGTCAGGGTCAGGGACTGCTGACGCTATTTCGTTTGGGCAGACACCCGTTGTCGTAGATTCTACTTCGTTAGGTAATGAGACACGATTCGCTAGACTAATCCCCATGGCAGAACACGAACAGTCAAACGGACAGCCGCTAGTTCAAGTAGTAATTGCTTATTCGGTCAGTGGTCAAGCAAGATTTGTTAAAGCTGGTTTTTCCCTGTCAAACTACAACGAAATAAGCACCAGTACACAACCCACTATATCTACCTACTCCACAGGAAGTCATACTTTATACTCCCCCTACTATGGAGACAACTGGAATAGTATGACCTCTGTTGAGGGGGATGCCAGCAAGTTTATAGTAGGGTATACGGACAGCAGTTATGTATCGCGAGTTGTTTGCGGTTACTTAGGCGCGTCAGGCTCACCTGACCCACAGTCTTCGGTTATAACTATGGGAACTCCTACCTTAGTCCAAGACCCAGCACCTTACTCAGGTAGTGCGTACCAATCAATCGCCCCGTCCATATCCAAGTGGCGGAGCGACCCTAATAAATTTCACATGGGGTATGGGTCACCGTATCTACATTCTAACGGTAGCACTTACTGGGGTGGTATTAACATAGCTACACTAACTCTGACAGGGGTTTCAACACTAACAATTTCTAATATAACTGACCTGTACGTGACACAAGGGACGGCTATTTCCTCTACCTACTCTATAGCAACTTTACCGTTTGATGATGATCGTCTTTTGATAGAGTACACAACTTCCGCTCACCAATCTTCTGGGTATATATTTCTCTCTCTGAGTGCGGGTGTATACACTGGTGAAACTCCCTATGTTATATCTACAGGATACCCCGGTGCTAGATCAAACAATGCCAACGCCCCCCACGTTTTTTTAAAATCCCCAAACCACAGGATCGCTCAAGTGTGGGTTCGGGCAAACAATAGCACACACTTCAGACTTCACGGAATGGACGTTGACCATCAACCTCTATCGGATGCTGGGGTCGTTGGTGTAGCGGCAGATACCAAGCTGAATGGGGAAGAGGTAGACGTAGTTACTACCTCTGGCGTGGCTAGTGGATTAACTGGATTGGTTGCGGGATCAGATTACTACACCACTTTATCTGGAGTATTGTCAACGTCACCAGACCCAGACAAAGAAATGTACACGGGTGTTGCTATGACTGCTACAGATTTGGCAGTCAGGGTTAACGCACCCCTACCAACCACCAATATGGTTAAAGATGTTGACTCGTCTTCGCTCCCTGTCTTGGGAGGCTCACCGTTATTTATTAACTCTAGCGGTACAGTGTCGGCAGTCGGGCTAACTACGAACACAACTACAAACATTACTCAGGACGAGTATGTAGATAATGCGGCTTCAGTCTATAGTGATACGTATGCTCACGGAGCATCGTCTGTTGATGGTACATTTGCTGTGACTGTTAGTCTTGATAGTACCAACAATTTAATGTTGTATCTTTGGGAAATAGCTGGGGATAACCTCGTATCTCAAGGTTCTGTGGTGTTGGACTCCACTCCAACTACTAATCAGGTATTCCCAAGTCCAGCTATTTATGAAGATGACCCTACCAACACCTCCATCCAGAAGACCGTTTTAGTTTTGTGGGGTGGGTCTGGGGTTAGCTATAAAATGTATGGTATGGCTCTTCGGATAGATACGAGTACCTATACGGTGGATGTTACAGGTGCAAAGACCTACCTAGATGGGGGGAGTTGGCATCGCGGGGCTTCAAACCTTGAGTTTGCTCCCACTACTGGCTTATTTGTATCCCAGAGTATTAGATACTCTGGTAGTTATCAAGACGCCCATTTAGTATGTGAGGTGAGTAATCACCAAACACTAGCTTTAACTAAGTTAAGTGTTACAAACTCTCCTGAACCAAGTGTCGATAGTTGGTGGTATACCCACACTCTAAAGTTCCTTCCTAACGACCCTACTAGATACATAGCATCGTGGAAAGAAATGACGCAAGGGGGTCATGTCCCATCAGTATTCCAACCCACAGCAGTTTGCACAGTAAACCACACAACTGGAGTGGTTACTTTCGGGACTCTCTTGCCTATATCTGAGGGGAATACTATCCCACCTCTATCCCCATATAGCCAAACCTTCTTTGAGCATTATGCTAAACATCCTCAAATCTCTTTCATCACGGACACTAAGTTCGTTATGACGTACACAGCAACCACAAGTTCTGGAACTCTCTATGGTCAGGTAACAGTTGTTGTAGGAGAGGTCAGCGGTACGTCTTGGACTTCACTTTCTAGGAAGGTGGTTAATTATATGGATGGTTCAAATACTAGTGTGTACGGCAATAACGCTCAAAATACTGAACACATGATTAACCCTAACCCTACAACTGACAAAGAACTCCTTGTGTCTTTCTATACCTCCAGTGGTACGTGCTACCACGCTAGACGGGTGACTATAGACTCATCAAATAACATTACAACTTACACTGATAATAACGTGGACACCTATAGCGTAGGGGTTGGCGATTGGCACTCTCACGCTGGGTGGAAAATGAAAGATACCTATGTAAGTTCTTCCGAGTTAAATTACTGGAGTAGCAAACGCTATGTAAATTCCAGTACGAGCAGATTGGTTTTTCAACAGTATAATCCTAGTAGTGGGGATTACAAATGGAAATCCTTTCTTTGGGGTGAGCAGACAACTAATCTGACCGCATCCACACCTATAGTTGGTACAGCACTCAAACCTCCAGTTTCTGGTAGGGTGGAGATACTGACTTCTGGCTCTGAAGACAAGAATCAATCTGGGCTAACTACGGGGTCACTGGTTTACCCAACTGCTACTGGGAGCGTTTCACACAACAACCCACTTAGTGTTTCATCTTTAGGTCTAGCTACTTCATCAACTTCAATTTTATTAAAAGGTTAACTATGAAAACAATTACGTTTAACGACAACAACGAATCTGTCTATCTATTTAGTGATTCGGATGAAGTTATCTCCACCGAGAGCAATATCAAATGCCCTCGCTTTGTAATTGGCGATATGAACGCCAGCAACGCAACCATCCATGAGAATGTCACCCCCCCAGAAGATTGGCAAGGAGGCAGATACACTTTTGACGGTGTGTCTTGGGTAGCTATAGCGAGTTGGTCTGACCCAAAACTAGACCAGATAGCCCGTCTTGAAGAAGAGATCGCTAGGCTGAAAGCAGAATAAAATGCTGGCTGAACTTGCTATTGCCAATGCCGCGTTTGAGGTCATAAGAACCGCGGTATCTAACGGTAAGGAGATTTTTGAGTTAGGCGATCACCTAGCTAAGTTCTCAGACGCTGGTCGGGAAATTGACCACAAAGCAAAGTTAGCTAAAAAGGGGTCGGAGCAAGAGTCTGACCTAGAAATATTCATGGCGCAAGAAGCCATGAGGAACAAACGAGAACAACTCAAAGAACTGATGATACGGACTCGCCATCTCATGTGGGACGACTTCCTCCGGTTCGAAGGACAACAACAGAAAGCACGACTTAAAGCACAGCGTGATGAAGAGCGTCAGAAAGAAGAACGAACAGATTTCATTATGACTTGTGTTGCTTGGATTGTAGCCTTCTTTATCCTCGCAGGATCACTGGTTGGTGGGCTTAAATTAATTATTGGGATGAAGTAATGGATGAGAGGTCTTGCAGTCAAATGGAAACCACAATTAAGATTCATAAACATCGAATCGATGAGTTGGAAAAGACTCTTGATGATATACATACCCAACTGACCCACATAAAGGGGTGTGCCTACGGGGCTTGCGGGTACGCACTAGCCTCGCAGTTGGGGTGGTTGGATGCTATTACTCTAGTGAAATGAAGGATTACTGGGAGATTGTCGTGACTATGTTCTGGATGATCTTCTTAGCGGCTCTTGGGAGTTCTTTAGCGGTGTTTATCTTACAAGAAATCATGGAGGTGTTTTATGTTTAAAGGTACATTGAATATTGAGGCTGTGGCGGGGGAAGATGCGTACATCCTCACATCCCCCATAACGTATTTGACAAATGATGGGGATGAGGTGACGATCCCAAAGGGGTTCAAGACTAATTTCGCCTCAGTTCCTAACATAGCCAAGGTCTACGTTGATGACAACAGTCACTTCATCAGACTACCTTCAGTTGCCCACGATTTCTTATATTCAAAAGAGTCTGCGTATTTAGGGTTTACCCGTAAGCAAGCAGATTTTGTGCTTTTAACAGCAATGCAAGAACAGGGGATGAGACCGAGTAAGGCTCTCCTTATCTATTATATTTTAAGAGTCTTTGGAGGACGCAACTATGAAAAGCGTTAGTTTACTACTGTGCTTGGTTTTTTTAACGGGGTGTTCTGTCACACAATCTATTGCAGGGAAGGCCGCGAATTTCGCAGTTAGTTCTTATTGCAAAATCCCAAGTGGCACTCTTGGGAGAAAAGGAATTAGAAAGACTTTTAATGAGGCCACAGCCCCTAACACAGTTTTGATTGAATGTTCCTCAGACAAGGAGACCCAAGGTGGCAACTAGTACACAGTTAGATTACGGGGTCGGCAACAACACTGGCGGCCTGATGAATTATACCCAACCAACAGAGATTAAACCGCTCCCAGCACTTGGGACGTTGCAAACGTCTGGCACACAGGCGGCTACAGTTCAAGGTCAGATGGACAACCTGCTGAAGAACGACAGCCCTTTAATGCAGAGAGCAACTACCAGAGCATCCCAAGCGGCAAATAAGCGGGGGTTATTGAATTCAAGTATGGCAGTCCAATCTGGTCAAGAGGCGGCTTTATCTGCCGCGTTACCCATTGCACAAGCAGACGCGAAGGCATATCAGGCACAGGGTCTTGCTAACCAAAATGCCATGAACACGTTTGGTACTGCGACACAGGCCCAAGATTACAAGACTGCCTCAGCAGACCAAGCCTACTCACAGCAAATGGGAACGGGCAACTATGCTAACTTAGCTGATGGGGCCACAGCACCAGCCGACCACCTTGGTGGCGGGGGTATTTTACAAACCCAAGCAGATATAGCCAATACTGCACGGGATCAGATTTATGAGCAAACTGTAGGTACTGGTGACTACGCATCTCAGGTAGTTGATTCGACAGGTGCGGTCACACAAGCCGCTGGGAATATTGGCGGTGGCGGTACAATCACAGCCAAGAACGATGCGTTACTAACTACTCAGGATGACGCGCAACTTCATGACACTGCGATGAAAGGGTTAGATGAAAATATGCGTGGGAACTTACTGTCCCTTGAGTCAAACTTCAACTCATTAGCACAGACTTCACGATCTGCCTCCACTATCTATTCCTCGTTTCTGACATCTTTGGTCGCAATACAACAGGATGCCTCTTTAGGCGAAACTGCGAAAACGGAATTGATTGACCAAGTTTGGGGAAAAGCAGAAGACTCCATTGAGGTTCTCATGGCATTTGACTCTGCGGCTCTGGGAGTACAACAGCAAGTTTCTGATCTACAACCTGTATAAGTTATAAGGGATAGCGTATGTCAATCTGGGATTGGGATTTGGATTTATCATTCGGATATTCAAGTGATGCCGATACTAACTCTGACACTTCTGATTGGAATTTCACCACCCTCACTGATTCTATTTATGAGGGTGCAAGTGACATTTACGATTATGTAACACCGTGGGAAAGTTCATACGATAGTCCAGAGTACGTTTATGACCCTTATACCACAGACCCTATACAAGATGCTATAGACTCTGGGACATACATTCCTCCAGAAGATATATCCGCAGAGGGTGAATACATAGGTAGTGACCCTGTATTTATGGGTGAGGGGTACACACCGCCAGCGAAATTCACGACAGGCATTGAAGGGATGGGGTATACCTTCCCAGAAGAGTACACCCCAGAACACCTAGCGGAGACTAATACCCTATGGAATTTCGACCCTCATGGGGATGATGTCACTGACTATCTTCTGCTAGATAAGATAAATACTTGGCAAGATGAGGGTAAGACTGCTAAAGAGATACTAGAGATTGCGAATGAGTATTGGATTGAGGATGCTCGAATAGCTGATTTGTATGGTATTGAGACGTCTGAACTGGAGTCTTTTATGGACTCCAATGCCAGATTTTGGGAAAACGTAGACAAGGATACAGGTCAGGCATTTCTTGGTAGTCAGGGAAATGTAACTTTTTTGAATGGAGTCTTTAAATTAAATTGGGATGACTCACTGTTTACTGGTGTTGATACAGATGGAACAGTATATGTAGATGGTAAGTACAGCAACCAAGACAACAACCTCCTATCTGATAGGTGGTATGACATTTCTCAGAAGTTTGCAGGGGTGGACATACTAGCCTCTACTGCTGGGATTATCTACGATTCTGTTAACACCAATCAAAATGTTAATTTTGAATCTCTAGGGGATATTGTAGAGGATAACGATCTTCTGCGTAGTGTGTTAAACACTTTGCTTACAGCCGAGGCTGGCGTTGGAGTGGCTTTGGATGTAGCATCTATAGGTCTCTCTGGCGAGAAGGTCGCTGGTCATTTAGCCGATATAATCTATAATGGTGATGACAATGTTAGAGCCAAGATAGCCGACCACTTAGACAACCTGACTTTGGGTGAGTTTTCAGAAGGTCTTATTAAGATAATTGATGCTGTGTCTGGAGTTCCATCCATGTCCTTGGCTTTAGATGCCAGTAAGACTGTCTCCAGTATGACTTATTATTGGATAACAGGGGCGCAGGATGAGGATGAGGGAGGACTTCCAAAGAATCCATTTACGTTTGTTCCTACCACTGTACTAAGCATTGAAGAGTCTAAGCATTTCTCTGAGTCAAATTTTGGGTTGTTACAGGAAGATGGTAGCACCCGCCCTTTTACACCTATACCAGATGAGCCTCCTATATCTGCTGAGTATGTTCCCGCAGAACCAGTTTATCCCGACCAACCCGCTATACCCTCTATACCACCTGTCCCAGTTGCGGATAAAACATTTGATGACCTACTCGTTGATTTTGAGTCTGCCCTTGCCGAAAAGGGCTTAACCGCTACAGACCCTACTGGAACTGCCATAGCGTTCGATAAGGATATTTTGAAAAACATATCCTTATATCAAGGAGCGCAAGCGACATATAAAGGTAATGTTTATGATATGGGTATGGGTCAGAACCGTGTTAACGGCAATGTTGTATCTAACTATGTCTCTTCGTATCGTACTGCCGCTGACCCAGACACTTACCATAAAACTATACTGAATGTTGGTAAGGTTGCTGGGGAAGTCTTTGGTCAATACTGGAAAGATTTAACAGGTATGGAATTAATGGTCAGTAAGGAAACCACACCTGACTATTTTAGCTCTTCAATTTATTCTAACAACAATTATTACTTCACAGATAGTGCTAGGGATGGGTTGTTTGAAAAGTGGGAAGGGTACATAGGTGCTGGGGTTAATGGGTACACCCACGGCATGACCATGAATTGGGACGCGATTAATGCTGAACAGCAAACTTGGGACTATAATGGATACCCTGCCAGTATAGATACAAAAACTACCGAGTCCGAAGCTGAGTTTACCCAGTTGACAAAGGCGTTTGACGATGCTTTAGAGTATGAAAATAACTACCCTAGCTTGGTGGCGGAGCATTCGGTTGCTGTTACTAATATAGACCTTGACTATGATGCATCCATACTTGAGGGAATTGACAATTGGCACTCAGACTCTCTGTACAGGGATTATACAACTGAGGTAAGTGTGGCAAATGACCTCAACTCCAATGATATTGGGGTGTCAGAGTCAGCTATACCAGACTACACAACCAATGAGGAAGGTAGATTTGTCCTAGTACCGCCAATAGAAGGTGAGTCCCAGCCGCCCAACACGCTGATGGCAGTTCATAAAGGGGCTGATGGTAAATATTCTTACTCTTATGAGCCAGACACACTTACCTCCCCAGATAGTAAGTGGGAAAGTTCTGACTTCCCTATGCTATCTACGATGGTGGGTGCGGATGTAACTCAGGTTGTTGTGGATGTGGCAAACAATATTGCCCATTTAGTAAACTCAGCGGGGGAATTAGCAGGGACACTATTGACCCGTGATATGGGTCAATATTTCAAAGGGTTAGACCAGTATGTGTACCCCTCAGATATGAATAAAATAGACCCATCCTCTGACTCTATCCTAATGGTTAATTTGGAAGGTGGCGAAGCTACCGCTGATCTAGATCGGTGGAATGTTATTATTGATCAGTTGAGTCTTGGGGAGTCAGTTATAGTAACCCCTAAAAGTATAGCGTCTTCCACAGTAGATGCAGAAAATAACGCGGCAACCACAGCCAAGAATAACGCTAATGAGATAGTACAGGGTAAGGCACAAGATCGACTGGACGAGGCTATAGCCAAGAGAGAAGAGGATGTAGAGGCTGAGAAAGCCGAATATGATAGGGTTGTAAAATCTGTTGATGAAACAAACGCGAGTAACACAGCGACATATAATAGCCGAAAAGCCGAGGTTGATAGTGCAAACGCGAGTAACACAGCGACATACAACGCTGGTAAAGTCGCGGTTGACGCACATAACACTCAACAACAAACAAATCACAATAATAACAAACTCAATTACGATTATTGGTGGCGTGAGTACGGCAGTAAATCTGAATATAGCCATATATCCCCGCCACTGCCCATTTCAACCTCTCCCTATCAAAGTTACCCAGCCGCACCTACCACAATAGCGTACCCAGCCGCACCTACCACAATAGCGTACTCACAAGAAATATTAGACAGGACAGATTCGGATGGCAACTTCAAAACTTCCGTTCCTAACGTCACTACTAACCTGTCTGCGTACACCTCTGGGGATGAGAAAACAGCGGAGTATATAGCCCAGCACTCTATAGAGATTGATGTAGAAGTGGGCAAAATTTTAGAGAACTCCTCCAGTGCTGTGTCACCTGATGCGGCTGACTTAGTATCGTCTGAGGCAACTATAAAATTCTTAGAGACTCAACTATCCCATGTGAATAGTGGTGCAACTATCGAACAGTCGAAGTCCGAGATAGCTACGCTTGAGAAAGAGTTGAGTTATTTGAAGGGCGGGGAATTATATAAGCATGAGGACATTACCTATACCAAAACCCTATTTGACGAAGATTTAAACTCGACCAAAACTACCGAGACTCTGCCAGCTAACCTTTATACTAAAGACGAACTTACAGCTAAGATAGCTGAGATCAACAACAGTCTTGGCGAGATGGGGTTTACAGACTTAATGAGGAAACTCCAAGACTCCAGAGTAACATCTACTGAGGCTGGGTTTGCACTCGATGGTAAGAATGTCTTTAATCGGACGGTTGAAGAAGAGAAAACCTACCAAGCTGACAAGTTAGTACAACAACGAGACCAATTTTTCGCTGGGCTAAAAAAAGACGAAGAAATAACCTCTCTATCTAGAGAGGTAGATTGGCTAGAAGATGACTTAGCTACGTTACCATCGTGGATGGACGGTACTTCATACAGACCAGACCCCTCTAAGCCTGTAATCAGTAAATTTCGCATACAAGAAGAAGATAGACTGAGGGAATCTTTGTTAGACCCCGCCCTTACTGCGGAGGAAAGGAAAGCCCTAGAAGATCAGCTAGCTTGGGTGCAGACTACTACAATAGATAGTAATAGTGATGGGGTTATAGATGCTAGGGATGCACTAGCCATACTGCACTCAATATCCCCTTCATATAGTAGTAGTCTAACTCCTGAAGAGAGAGCGGAAGTATACAAAGAACTTCTCCGTACACGCGATTTTAACTATGATGGTAGGATTACCATTAACGATGCCCTTACAGCACTCAGGCACTCTGCTGGACTAGAGCCTTTAGTATCTGACGATCAGTTATACAACATTAGGGGAGAAAATAAGGCGGGACTCCCACCATTGGCTGGGTCTCTAGCTGATACTTTATTAAAGAAGAATGAGGAACTAGCCAGTTTACAGGCTACGGTCGAGGCTGGGTTGTCTTCCGATGAAGACCTAGAAAAGATCAAGTCTCTTACTGCTTCAGTAGAGTACCTTGAGGGTAAGACCTTCAGGAATCCAGACGGTTCTATTCCTGACGCTACTGCTGAAGGTTATGACGCTAGTAAGACCTATAACATACATGGCTTTAACCCAAGTGGTCTGAACTCAGAAGGCAAATCTCAAGAAGATTTAAATAAAGAGTCAGCAGACACACAATCAGGGATAATAAGTAGTGCAGTTTCAACTGCTACTGACCCACTAGACAAG